AATTTATTTAATGTAAGTAATTATTTTTATTAGCCTCTATATTACGCCGTGTAAAAATATGTTGATATAAAAAAAATGCTATTTTTTTATATAAAATAGAAATTACCATTGATATCAAATTTAAAGATAATTTTAATATATAAAAGTGTAATAATGGAACTAATTATCAATTCATTAGGCAAAAAAATATATGTAAATAATAATCATTACGGATTTTTGATTGAATATAATAAAATTTCACCAATAATCAAAAAATGGTCTCGAAATAGAGATAGTGATGAAAATCGTGTTAATGATATTTATAATTTTTATATTAATGGTGGATATGTTCCAAATATTATTCATTTAGCAGAAGTAGAAGATGAAGGACTAATATGTTATGACGGAAATCACCGTAGAGAAGTTTTTGCTAAATATATTGCTAATAATAATACATGTCTCTTATGTATAGTTGATGTCATGTTTTCAACTACACAACTTGAAGTATTTAATGCTTTTAGTAATATCAATAAAGCAGTTCAATTACCTGCTATATATTTGGAGAAAAAAGATAATATAATGATAATTAAAAATGAAATTATTGATTTAGTTAAACAATATGAAATCAAATATAAACCATTTTTATCAACTTCATCGCGTTGTCAAGCACCTAATTTTAATAGAGATAATTTTGTTGATAGTCTATATGAGATATATCAATATTTTAATAATTCTATTACAATTGAAAACATTGGTAAATTATTAGACAAAATAAATTATGAGTATTCTATTGAGAATTTATGTAAACCACATAATAAATATAAGAAGAATGTAGTAGAAAAATGTAAGAAACATAATTTTTGGCTATTTATTGATAGAAGTTTGCATATAGAACATATTAAAATTTTGGTAGAAAATAATAAGATAAGTTTATAATGTGATTCGGATTTTCAGAAATTCTGAAAATCAGAATTTTATTTTTTCATAATACTTTTCAGTAAAAAGTATAATTAATATAAAAAAATAATAATCTTATATAATAAAAAATAAGCAAATTTTTTATAAAATTTATAATAAAATAATATAATAAGTAAATTATGGCGTTATCTGGGCTTCATTATGACAAATGCAACTATAAAACTGCACTTCAAGAAAATAAAAATATTTTAGAATATACATTAAGCACTGACCCATTTGCTAGGTGCGAAGAGCATCGTATGGAATTTGGTCAAGTAGGAAATCAAGTATCTCGTCCTCCAACAGGTGTAAATATGGTTGAACTTGAGTCAGAGCTTATGGGAATTAGGTATCCCGCAAGTAAATGCCCTTCTAAACGATATGATGGAATTAATAACAAGAAGTTAGAGGATAAGCGTGATTACAAATGCAAAGATAGTTTAATGTCGCTTGATTTAACAGGTAAGTGGAATCACTTAAATAATGCACAAATATTTTCGGTTAAAGAAACACCAGCACAAGGACCATTAAATATTGCTGGATGCAATGCAGGATCACCAATTAATTAAGAAAAATTATTTATAAATATTCTTTTTACACTTTTCCATTTATTTTATTAAAATTCAACGGTCTTATTAGTTGTAGATAGACCATCTTTATACAACCAATTCGCAAGTTTAGTTTGGTCATTCAATAGTAATGATGGCACAGTATACCATTGTCGTGCAGAATGTTTCCTACCAAATATATCTTCTACATCTTTATATAGCGATTTTTCTAAATTTTGCTCTATTTCTTCTTTGTTTTGTGGGTCAGAAACAGAACAAGCATTATAATATGCAGCAAGTTCAGAATCATCTTGAGGAAATTCATCTGGTTTAATATCGCTTGGGTATGGAACAAGCACATTTGACATCGGGTTATGTTCTGTGCTTCTAATACATTTCCTATCATCATTCAATTCATCAGTAAATTCTTCAGTAGGTTTTTCAAATACTTTTTCAACATTAAAATCGGTTTTCATTTTATTAGAAACATAAATTTCATATATAAAAATAGATAAAAGTCCGCAAATAATAATAATAGATACACACATTCGTAAATTGAAAGTGAATAAGTAAGTTAAAAGCATAGTATAAATAACTAATCTATATAGACTGTTAAGTTTTTCTTCAAATGACATATAAGCATTAGGGAAGAAAATATTGAAGTTATTTGGTCCAATAAACATTGCTAAGTCTTTATACCATATTATTTCAGTTGAAGACATATTTATATAGTTTATATAAAAATATATTAGATTATTATTAATGATTTTTTTTATTTATTATTATATTATAATAAATTATAACATTTAAATATATATTATACTACAAAAAATATATTATACTACAAAAAATATATTATACTACACAAAATATAATGTCAAATCCCAAATTACAATATTGCGGACTTCATTTACACAAAGACAAATTTAAAACTTATTATGACTTAATTAAATATTATCATTTATCTCTTCCTTGTAATTCTTTCCAATTATTCTTAAATTCTCCTTATACATTAAAACATGATACAACTATTACAGTATCAGACACAATGGATGTTTCCAAATATATAAAAAAAAATAATATACATCTTATTTGTCATTCTGGATATTTAATTAATTTATGTTCTCCTAATAAAAGATTAGTCAAATTAATGATAGAAAATATATCTAAAGACTTAGATATAATCGATGGATTTGGCGGATTAGGTGTTGTAATACATTTTGGTAAATCAGTTGATTTAACTTATAATAAAGCATTAGAGAATTATGTTAAATCATGTCAGAAATTAATACAACATATGAAAGATAAGAAAATGCGTTGTAAGTTAATAGTGGAAACATCTGCTGCACAAGGAACAACAATATGTAATAGTTTAGAACAAGTCAAAGAGTTTTATGATATGTTTAGTGCAGCTGAAAAAAGATATATTGGGTTTTGTATAGATAGTTGTCATATATATCAAGCAGGATATGATATACGAAAGAAATCAATAGTTAAAAATTATTTTAAAAAATTTGATAAATATATAGGCAAAGATAAATTAGTATGTTTTCATATAAATGATAGTAAAAATCCATTTGATGATGGAGTAGATAGGCATGAAAATATATTTACCGGAACAATTGGTGCTAATTTGAAATATTTTATTAAAGATGCAAGTAAATATAAATTACCGATGATATTGGAAACACCAGATAAAGATGTTAAGGAATTGAATAAACTTAAAGCACTTATACAATAAAAGGAAAATGATATAAAGATAATTTAATTATATATATACGCAAAATTTTTTTTTATCAATATATAAAAAAATGCCTTTTCTTATATAATATACATATACCGTTATCTTACACTTATTAATTTGTTTTTCGGCCTTATTTATTATTAATAACTATGGCCGATTATTCTACTCGTCGTCGTGAAACTAAACGCTCAATGAATATTGTATATCAACAAGTTAATCAATATAAAGATATGAAAGAATATAACCAATATTTAACAGAAAAAAAAATACAACAACAACAAGCGTATATTGCTTCACTTCAAGAAGAAGAACAACAAGTCGATGAAACAGAAAAACAAATAATGGATTCTTATCCTATTGTTAAACAATTTCAACAATTGGAACCTAAGAAAAAAGATGAATATACATTTCAATTACGAAATATTAATTCTCAATTAATGGAATTAAATATGAAAACAAAGAAAAGTCAAGAACATATTAATAAAATTCAAGAACTACATAATAAAAAAAATCAATTGCGCATTATTATGACAAAAATAGATAAATATAATAAAGATATCAAATTATATAATAAATTTGAACTAAAATTTATTGTAAATGTTCAGAAATTTCAATTTTCATTTATTAATGAATATAAAATTAAAATTACTCAAGTTCAATCTGCATATCTTTATATTACAACTTATAAATTTAATAAAGATGGAGATGACACCATAGAATATGCCAATTATATTAATAACCACCAAAACTTTGATACTTTTAAAAATAAGTTTCTAACATCCAAAAACTATGAAAAAATTAAAAATACTATCTTCCAAATTGAAAAAGATAAAGCAGCTATGGCTAAAACACAAATTAGAGAAAAAGTTTTCAATTATTTCAACCAATTAGATAAAATTAAAGATAAAGAAGATAAAGAAAAAACAAAAGATACAAAATGCAGCGATGAATGGAATATTGTTGATGAAGATGAATGGTAAATATTTAATTAAATTGAAAATTAAATATTTTAATAAATTAGTATATAAATAAAATTTAATTATAAAAAAAAATATTTTTTTATATAATGGATAAAAAAAATAATTATTATAATAATATTAAAATTTCACATAATACCCCATTTAATTATACTTCAACTTATAAATATATTTATAATGCTTGTTTAAACGGAAATTTACAATATATTAAAGATATATATAAATATAATACATATATTAACATATCTAAAATATTCAGAAATGCATGCGAATTCGGACATTTAGATATTGTTAAATATACACTTAATATTAAACCTAACCTAAATATCAATGCTTACAATAATTATGCTTTTAGATATGCATGTTATAACGGACATTTGCATATATTACAATTTATATTAAAAATATCACCGCAAATTAATATACATATGAACAATGAAGAACCATTTAGATATGCCGCAAGCAAAGGATATTTACACATTATTCAATATTTAATGGATTACTCAAATAATTCTATTAATATTAATGCTTACAAAAATGAAGCATTATGCAAAGCAGCAGCAAATGGACATTTAAATATTATTCAATATTTATTAATATTACAACCACATTTAAATATTCATATTAATAATGAAGAACCTATGCGAAATGCATGTTCAAATGGACACATTAATATTGTAAAATTCCTATTCGAACAAAATAAAAATATTTATTTCCATGCTAATAATGAAGAAATTTTACGCTCTATATGTAATAATGGACATTTACATATATTAAAATATTTAGTTTCTATAAATATTAAATTTTATATACATATTAAAGATGAAGAACCATTTATAAATGCAATACGCAATGGACATGTCGATATTGCTAAATATTTATGGGAATACAGTAATCAAACTATTGATTTTACTATTAATAATCATACTGCATATTCAAGTGCTTGTGTAAATAATCAAATTAACAGTGTTAAATTCTTATGTTCACTATGCGATTATTATCATTATGACTATAATGATACAACTAATAAAATTATTTACTGGAATATATTAGATGAAATAGCTGTATATTATAAACAAAAACATTATTCTAAAATATTTGACAAATTAAATTGTATAAATCAATCTTTTAATCAAGTTGACGCATTTTGTAATATATGTATTAATACATGGTCTGAAGTTGATTATGCTATTAATTTTGACTGCCAACATAAATTATGTATTCATTGCTATATGAAATTTTACCATTTAAATGACAATGAATATAATTGCTATTATTGTCGCACACCTATCGACAATTCCAAAATAACTTATATGAATGTAAAGTAGTAAAAATTTATTTTTATTTAGACATTAATTATTACTATTACTATAATTATAATTTATAAACAATCGCAATTATTTACACTTTTTTTTTTAGTGTAAAAATTATAATTATATCTGATTTTTTATATTAATTAATACATAGTCATCACTATAATCTTTAACACAACAAGGCTCCGTAAATTCAATCCTTGTATATATATCAGGCACTCCGCCAATTGGAGGATATTGATATACTAAAGGCACCTTTAATGCATATACATTATAATAATGTTGAAATGACGCTAAATATACATCATGTGGGATATTTGTATATAATGCATTATATATAGCCTTTTGAAACATCATTGTTCCTTGTAATGATGTAATTAATAATCCATGATTTGACAACATATTATATATACGAATTAACTCATCATCTATAGACTCATAATATACACTATCTATATACGAATTATCTTTTTTAAATCCAAATCGAGATAATCCAATAAATATCATATCTGCATTTTCAGGTATAGCAAGTGTATTAGGCCAATCTCTATATTTACTAACATCGTCCTCTAATATTGCAAATGGTTTAAAATTATGCTTATCTTGGTCTTTTAATGCTGTATTTATTATATTTAACATTCCTAATGTAATAGATATATGTTTAACCTTATGTTGAGTTGTTTTTACTTCATTAATATTAAGATTATTGAATTGATATATAAAATGTTTTTTTCGTAATTCATTATTATTAGTTAGATAATAATATTTAATATTTTTTTTTAAATGTAAATCTATATATTTCATATTATATATATTGTAAATTACTAATTTGATATATAATTTATATAATAAAAGCTATATATAATTTTATATAAAAATTTATAAAAAAAATTGTTGTTTTTTTTTGTCGTGTCTTTATAATTGGATGATGAACGCAAAACTGTTGTGTCCGTACTGGAGGATGGAGAGCACAAATTGAACTCGCGCGAGTGGTTGCCTTACGGTAATTTCATACCGAAGTTCTGAAGAGCAAGCTTCGCCACAACGAATTTCTTCTCTTTTTCTTCTTTATAATGTTGTTCCAGATCTTTTGTATGTTCTTGAAGTTTATCATCCGCTTCATTTTTTTGTTTCTCCAAGTCTTTTTTTAGCTTTTTCAACATGGACGCAATATGTCTGAAGTTAGCCTCAATCTCCGGAAAGTTATTTTCACCAAACTCCTGGACTTCGAGACTTGCTTTAAACTCTTCTGTGTCTTCCTCGTACATATCTAGGATAATCTTCTGCAACTCACTTGACGTTTTGATACTGTTAAATTTCAATTCTCTTTCAAATCTTTCAACATCATTTTTGCTAAGGATGCCTTGCTCTTTCTTCGCATTGCATTTTTGTGCAAGTTCTTGCAACTGTTCAACTTGGTCATCGGTAAGGACATCGTTTATTTTCAGAAATGGAAACTGTATGATTATTTTATTCCATACAGTTTTATTCTTAGCACATTGTTTGATTTCTTCTAGCTGCATGATTAGCTCCTTATGCTTCTCCTCGAGTTCCGACAACTCCATGCGACTAATTTCTTCTTTCACTGAGTTGTATTCCTTGTCAGTCTGATTTGTTTTCTGCTTAAACTCCTCCAACAGTGGGTAAATCTTATGAATCATATAACGAGATACTTTTACTTTATCGCTATTGTTGATATGATATAGTGCTTCTTGTTCAACACGAGTTATTTCATCTTCCAATGTAGGAGGACTTTTATGGTTGAACGTGCATTTTCCATTGTTCTTATTGTAGCATTTTTCACCAAATTTGCATTGGATATGCTTCACTTCTTTGGTGTGGCAAAATGGACACGTTATTTTGATGCATACTTTGCCATTAAAAATGTTCCTGCAAAATCTAGTACGATGTGCCCATAACAACTTCTCTAACCAACGGATCATGATAACTGAATTGGTTTTCTGAAACTTTTCCAATTGGCCTTCAGGCAAGTTATTCTGTATACGAAGGTAGAGGTTATGTAGGGCTAAATAAATCTCTTCGCATGTTGGATTTCCATTCACAATATATGGCGAGGGGAGTCTCACCCATTCCGGCATTTTTATTGTTTCGGGAATTCTTGTGCCAAAATGGCAACGGTATTTAAAATCAACATATATATTAGCATTTTTTTTTTTAGTCATAATTTCAGCTTAACACATTATATATAAATATAAATTTGAAAAAAAAAGAAATATTAATTGATTCTGTAGTGTCCGGCGTGCGCGATTGCGTTCGGGACTGTATGTGTACCGTGGGTGAAATGTGTGCTTAGCTGCCTTAGCAGCCAGACAAGTCGGCCCAAGAAGACTTCCCCCGGGTCTTCTGGGTTTTCTGGGCTCCCCGGGTCTTGGCCCGTTTAAACTGCCATCCTTCTGCAGCGCTTGCCAGGTCCGCTGGGATCGCCGGGTTCACCGGGTCCGCCGGGTCCGCCGGGTTCGCCGGGTTCACTGGGTCCGCCGGGTTCGCCGGGTTCACCGGGTCCGCCGGGTCCGCCGGGTTTTCTTCGTCTTCTGATTCTGAGTCGAAAAGTTCCATCAACTCCTTCTCCAAAGTTTCAAGAGTCGGGTCGATTTTCGCCGGGGCTGATCTCGCGGCGGCGGCATCGTGCACAGCTTGTGATTTTTCTGCAACACGCTTCGCTTTCTCGTCTAATTCATCGACGAGTTTCTTCATCTTTTCATACTCGCATTGTTGAGACTCCAATTTTGGAGTCAGTTTACGAACAATGTTGAAGAACTCTTTCTCATCCTTCTTGAAGAAATCAAAGAGCTTCGATTGCACAGCCCGTTTAGATTGGTTTGTGAGCTTTTCGAGCACGTCATACAACTTATCCGAGATTGCTTGCATCTCGATCGGTGTGCAGTTGCTGACGAGCTTATCGAACTGTTCGTCAAAGCTCTTCGCTTCACTCCGATTCAAGAACGGACGAAGTACAAAGTTCGGACAGACTTGCTTGACAATGTCCCACACTTTCGCACTGTCGGCTTCTTCTTTAAGCTCCCTAAGCTGTTGTTCTTGCTGAGCCCGCTTTTGCACCAGATCTCGCTGGGTCATGTTCAAGATTTCCTCCGTGTGCATAGGGTCCATTGGAATCTGTGCAGCAATCAGAACATGATTATTATGGACAATCTTGCGGAGATTTGCAAGATTCGCTTCTTGCTTGCAAGCGTCCATCAGAGCTTGTTTCGCTAACCGGGACTGTGAGGCGCGGTAGAATAGTTCGTCAACTACAAACCTGAACCGATACTGCAGGGTGTTCTCGTGCAAGAACTTGCAGTATGATTGTTGCCCCCTACAATTATATCCGTGTTTGCACTGACGCATCATCAGTTCCGGGCCATGGTTGAACGAACAATGTATGTTCGTGCAGAAGCCATCCTGGGTGTGCAAGCACACCGCTGTACGCCTCGGGCGGAACAGTTCAGCTATGTAGCTGTCTAGATTCAATGCATTTTTTTTAGCAAAGTCCTCCAAAACTCTCTCGCCATCCTTGCCATCCTTGCCAAAGCGCGAGATCACACTGCTTTTGACAGCCAAGATTTGCTGCCATAACTCCTTCGGCGTGAAGAGTTCTTCGAGATTGAGGCGTGACTGTACGTCAGTCAGCCATTTTGGCGATGGCGTTGAATCCGACATCGCCCTTGTGCCAAAATGGCAACGGTAACTACAGTCAACATGTAAATAAGCATTTTTTTTTTAGTCTTAATTTCAACTTAACACATTATATATAAATATATAAAAAAAGAAATATATAGTATTTATTTTTCTTCAGTTTGAGTTTTACGACGGGATAATCGTTCTCTTGCTTGCTGTTTCTGTTGTTCTTTCTTTATTTTATTCATCATATTGCCTTTACTTTGACCTTTCATCGCACCCATATTTTTCATCATCTGATTCATCATTCCAGATAGTGGATTATTATTTTCACCATTTAGTTGATTCATCATACCAAATGCATCCGCTAATAGTTCATCATGTTTTAATTCTCCACTTTCAACTTTATTTGTAATCTTAGAACCTATCTTTTCAAATAAACTTTGAAATAGATTAGGACCACCTTCTTGATTACCACTAAATTGTTGTGTCATATTCTTAAGTAAATCTTCAGGCTTATTAATATTAAAATCATCCAAATTTATATCATTCGAAATTTCTTTCGCTAATTTTCCAATTTGAGTTTTTTCTATACCCTTCATAAACTCATCTGGACTTTCAGTTTTAGTATTTTTTTTATTTTCATAATCTATATAAGCATTAATTTTAATCATTTGTTTTATCATATCAATTATATCATCATCAACAATATCATCTATATATTTATTAATATTCTTAATTTGATGTTCATTTAAGACAAGAATCATTTTTTCAAATAATTCCTCAATATAATCATCTTCTTCTTGTTGAAGCAAATATTTTAAAATATTAAATATCATTATTAATTTCATAAAATATAATTTATCATAGTCATTACTTAATTTATCAATAATATATTTTAATTTTAATTCATAATATACCATTAAATCACCAAACTCTTTATTTGTTAATATATCAAGATCATCTATCTTATTTAAATTAATCTTATTTAATTGCTCCGAAAATTGGTCAATATCAAAACAATGTATATATTCTAATGTATTATATTCAATACGTTTATGTCTTTTTAAGATTTTTATAACTTCATCATTATTTTCCTTAAATTTCTTAATAAATACTTTTAAATACCGATTATAACATACTACTATTTTTTCTTTAATTTTTGATTCATCTTCATCTTCTTCCACTTCGTCTTCCACTTCTTCCGCATCACTTTCTTTATCCATTTCTTCTTGACTTTCTTCATCTACCTCATGACTAATTTCCTCACTATATGTATTTTCTTCTGATTCATGTTGTTCTTGTTCTTCAACTTTTGGAGGCTTAGATAATACATTCGGCATTATAAGATAATATACTGATATCAATTACTATTAAAAATAATTATATTAAATTATATAATATATATTGTCTTTATATAATATTTTTTTATTTAATTAACTATTTCATTATTATCATCTATTAATAACATTACATCATTCGCTTTCACTCGTAATGGTAAAAATCCAACTTGTTTTCCATCCATCCATTTTTTAAATTCACCTTTGCAATAATCTGGATTAGTTACATATAACCCACATTGTTCTACATTTGCATTCTTATATTTTTGATAATATGTATTAGATACTGTTATTTTAGGCTTACAATCACCATTCATTCGAGAACAATTATTATCACATAATATAACATCATCATCTATTGTTTTTGCACATCTATTGATATCTCCTTCTTGGTCATCACATTTCTTTTTATCTTCTTCTGAAGATATAATAGTATTTGGGCTAAAAGTAGAACAACTATATTTTTTATATAATTGTTCTAAAGCTGATGTAAAATTAGCTTTTTCTTTTTCATTAATAGCATCATTTACATATCTATTGGCAGTATCTGTTAATTCTGATATATTATCTGAAATCTTTACTATTTTATTGCTCATATTTGTTATTCCATCACTTATTAACTTCATATATCCTCCACCATTATTTTCCCCCATTTTCTTAATATTTTTATTTATTTCACCGACTTGTTGTTCCATATATGGTAATTTGTCAGTTTCTTCACAAATTGGTGGTCCAGCTGGTGAAAGTGGATTTGGAGAACATATAGTATATGCTTCTATTACTTTATTTGAAGTTAATCCTTTACTTTGTAATGGATTATTAATACCTCCTCGTCTAAAAGATTCAATATTAGAAGGGTCAGTGTGTGTCCATTCTTGCCACCATGCACTATTATTATTTGTATTATTTGTATTATTTGTATTATTTGTATTATTTGTATTATTTGTATTATTTGTATTATTTGTATTATTTGTATTATTTGTATTATTTGTATTATTTTGTATATTATTAGTTAAAAATTTGTTAATAATAATATAAATTATTGCTAAACAAATAATTAAAGCAAGTAGTAATAGTAATTTATTCATTATTAAATTTATTATTTGATTATTACTAATACTAAATATTTTTATTTATTTTTATTTCAATATTTAATTATATAATATTATATAAAATATAATATATAAATTAACAAATTACACCTTTTCTATTTTTAAATGCCGACTTTTTTAATCTTTATATTTTTTTAATTTCCTTTCACGTTTTGATTTTTTTTTTATTCTTAATGGTATTTCTCTATTATATGAACCATTAATTATATTTTTATAAGTTTCTTCTTTTATTTCATTATCTAATATGTTTTTTATGTTGTTTTTTAAATTGGTTAAACCTACATTACGCTTCTTTTGTAATTTACTTTTTAATACACTAAAATAATTTTCAATAGCATTAGTATAATGTTGATATGGAACACTATATAATAGGTTATTATTTTGTTGAATTACTTGTTTTACAATTTGATTTCTATGGCTACTGGCATTATCTAATATAATTAATTTATTTGAAAATTTACCAGTAATAAATTTATTTATGAACTCAATTAAACGCTCACTATTTATACCACTTTCATCATATATTTTATAACCTATACATTTTTTATTTGTAATAGCAAATATACCAGTATATTTTTTAAATACATCATATATTGAAGTTTTTACAATACATCTTTTACCTAATTTATTATAACATTTATTTCTAACAGTAAATGATTTTAAACTTGTTTCATCTATACATATAATATCATTTAAATTATAAGTTTTTATTGTATCATAAAATTCTTTTATTTGATTTCTTATAATTATAGGTCTATTATATCTAATTTCAGGTGTATGTAATAATCTTGTTTGTTTTAATGTAATATTATTATCTCTTACTACTTTTGCGATATTAGATTTACTAAATTTTACTTTAAATTTATTATTTATTAATGTTGTTAAATCTTCAATTGTTATAGTTTTATTTTTATTTATTTCATCTTTTATAAATTTAATATGTGTTTTAGTTATTTTATAAGATATTGATTTTCTTTTTTTTCTTTCTAAATTTTCAGTATCTTTATATTTATTATACCATCTTATTAAACTTCTTGGACTACAATTAAATATTTTACAAGTTTTAACTTGGTTTTTGTGTTTATCATAATATTTTACAGCCAATAATTTAGTATCTGTTGATGCTTGTTTTATCATTTAAATTTAGTATATAAAAATAAATTAAGTATATATTATTAACTAAAAATATTTTTATAATTATTTAATTATGAATGAAGAACTTGAAAATTATAAAAAGAAAAATCAAGAATTAAAACAAGAAGTTGAAAATTTAAAAGAACAATTAGAAAAATATAAAACAAGATATGATAAAGCAACTAAAACACAAGCAAAGAAAAATTATTATGAAAATAATAAAGAAAAGATGATTGAATGTATTACAGAAGGAAATAAAAGAAGAAAGGAAGCAAATCCAGAATTATATAAACAACGACATAGAGAATATATGAGAAAATATAATGAGAAGAAGAAACTGGAAAAATTGGAGAAAGAGAAGAGTTGTGAAAGTGAATAAATTTTTTTTTTATCTTTATATAAAAAAATGAATATATTATTATTAAAATATAAATTTATTATCATTTTAAGATGGAAAGAGATATAGAATATGAAAAAAATAATATTGGATATGACGAACAATATCCAAAAGAAGAAGGAGGTGGAATAAAATGTAAAAATTATAAATTATGTGATACAATATTACCTAAATGCTGGTATGAATATAAGAGAATGTATTTATGCATTAATTGCCATATGATGTTTGGCTCTTGGACTGGTGGTGATGGGATAAAAAGAGAAGGAAAAGGAGAATTAGATTTTTTTGATAACAAAGAATGTGATATATGTTATAATATTACTCTAAATGTATCATATCCGAATTGTAATCATTCAATTTGTATTAATTGCTTTAAAAGATGTTTTTATGGAGATTATAGTAACGAACCAGAATTTCCATATCCAGAAATCGAAGATGAATATGATGACGAGCCTGATAATTTAAAATGGAATAATTATCCACTAATTGAAAAATGGCGAATAGAATGGAATAAATGGGAAGATATACGAATGGAAAAATTAGATAGAGATGATAATTTAAGAAATTGTTGTATATGTAGAAAATAATATATTTAATTTATTATATAAAAAATTAAATAAGTATATAAAGGATTATTAAACATATATATTTAATATGTAATAAATTAAATAATATTAAATAAATGAAAAAGAAGAAACCACCAAATATACCAGATAAATCTATTTTTGATGATAATAAAAAGAAGTCTAATATTATTACTGTTAAAACATCATTAAAATCAATATTAAAAAATTATAAAGATAATTATCCTATTATTGATAAAATTGTTAAAGATATGAATGATATAGCGATTATTAGTTACTTATTTATTAGACTTTATGTATTAGATTGTTATGAAAATAATAAAATTATACCTGAATTAACTTCTAAAAATATTCTTTATTTTATTAGAGCGTGTTCTAAAAAAACTCTTAGAGGAAGACAATCAAAAGATGATGAATTTTTAAACGAATTAGAAGTTTTTTATGATAAACATTTTAAAGATTTAATAAATAAAGACAAATTTGATTTAGTTAATAAAAGTCAATTAATAGCATATTTATCTATACAAATGGAAACCGCATATAAGAATAATATTAAAGAACATTTTATAACAAGAATTAGAAGATTTTTAAATATTACTAAACCAATTAATAATGAATTAGTAGAAGAACAAGAAAATAAAATTAAAGAATTAAAACAACAAGAATATACTGAAAAATATGGAATTGTTGATAAAAAAAAACTAAAAGAAATTACTGATAAATATAAAAAAAAAATAAAAGAAACTAATCATTATTATAGTGATTTATGGAATACTACTAAAAATAATATAATATTAGATAATTTTGATAAAATTCCATCTATTTATTATGAATATTCTTTATGGATTAAAAATAACTTTTTACCACCAACATATAATAAAAATTACGGTTATGATGTTAAAGAAAATCCAAGTAAATATTATTATTATACTTTAAAAATGAACGATTATATAGAACAACAAACTGATAAAAAATTATTTCAATCTTTAAGTTTAAGAACTTCTATTGTTCCAAGTTATATAACTATGGATAGTTCTATTTTAATTCAAAATTTTTTTAAAGGAGAAAAAGGAACATTAAATAAAGCGATTAATGATAATAAAGAATATATATGGTCTAAAATATTCAAAATAGATAAGAAAGTAATGAAAATAAAAGATTATCATATTGATACAATTCAAACTGATGGAATAGGAGTAAGTTTAATATTTAAGAAAGATGGTTTAACTAAATTTCAATTAGCAAAAAAAGTAAGTGAAGATAGATTAAGTTATTTAACTGATTTAAGTGATGAAGATTTAAATATAGCAAAAACTAAAAAAATAGTATCATTAGACCCAGGAAAACAAAATCTAATATATATGTTAGATACAGAAAATAATAAATTAAGATATACTGCTTGTCAAAGAAGATTTGAAAGTAATAGAAAAAGAAATAATTATATATTACAAAAAGAAAAAATTAAAAATAAAATCATAGAAGAAGAAACAAAATTAAGTTCAAAAAATAGTAAAACAAATAATATTGATAAATTTAAAGAATATATAAAAGAAAAATTATTATTAAATGATAAATTAAAAGACTTTTATGAAAATGAATTAATAAGAAAAATGAAATGGAGAAGTTTTATTTGTAAAAGACAAAGTGAAGATAATCTATTAAATAATATTGAAAATAAATTTGGTAAATCAAATGATTTATTAATTAGTTATGGAAATTGGAATAATTCTAAAAAAATGAAACATATAATGCCAACAATGGGGATAGGAATGCGAAAGATATTAGAAAAGCGTTTTAAATTAGTATTATTTGATGAATTTAGAACTTCAAAATTATGCTGTTGTTGTCATAATGATTTAGAAAATTATAATTCTTTACATCGTATTTTAGTATGCTCTAATTGTAAAAGTGATGGCTGTGAAAGCAAAAATATTACTTTTATCAATAGAGATATTAATGGATGTAAGAATATATTAAATTTATCTTATGAATGGATAAATGAAAAAAAAAGAAATATTAAATTTTGCAGAACTGATAATGACGCACCGAAGAAAACGACAACTATCAATGTGCGAAAAACATTATCACTATAGTTATTACACCTTTTCTATTTTTTTTAGATGTAAGTCGGCATTTAAAAATGGAAAAGGTGTAATATAACAAAAAGAACTTTACACGTTGTTTATAAAACATGTGTCCAAAAAAAAGAAGAAATTAATCAAATCATACAAAAATTAAAATAGCAAATTCGGATTTTCTGAATTTCTGAAAATCCGAATCTCAACTTTAAGCTTATTATTGTACTTGTGGTATTTCTGCTTGTCTTTGTGCAATTATATCTTCCATTGTCATTTTGGGTCTATCTTGTTTATTTTGTATTGTTGGCATTTGACTATTTATTGTATTCATTTGTTGCTGAAATTGTTGCATTTGTTGTGCTGGATTTTGTTGTGTTTGTTCTTGGGATAATATATTATTTCTACCTCCTTTACTATGATCAATTATTTTTGCAGTTCCATTTTTTGCTTCTGTTGTAATTAAAAATTCTTGGTCCCATAATGCAAATCCTTTTAATTGTGAATTATTTTCATTATTATTATCCATATTATCATCATTTGTTATAAATTGACAATCATCATTTCCAATCATATAATCATCTATCCCACAGTTTTGATTATTTGTAGATGACATTTTTTTTGCCATTTCTTCTATATATGGCATAATTGAGCCATCTGTTTTTAATTGCCTACTAACTGTTAAAATGCATGGAACTTTTTGAATGATTGAAGGAATATTATCTTTATGTTTATTAACATTAATAAATATAAATTTATTTTTTAATTCTTTTTGCATAATTATTTGAATTAGTTGTTCGCATGATTTTGATAAAGAACTATAAAAAAATATATCTTTCGATTTTGACATAATATATTTATAATTTATAAAATTATATATGTTTAAATTACACCTTTTCCAATTTTAAATGCCAACTTTTATTTTTCTATATAATAATTTATTTTTATATAGAAAATATATAAAATTTTTTTATTATAATAAAATTATTTTTTATAATAAAAATATTATTGAAAAATGAAAAAAGTGTAAATAACTATTATTTTTCATTTACATAAATTAAATATAAGTTAATATTCATAATTTAAATAATTTATTTTATTTTTTATATATTCTTCAAAATTTTCTATACTATTATATATATCATTTTTATTATAATCTATAGAATATTGATTATTTGATATATAATCTTCAAAATTATAATATCTATATCCGTATGTTATATCTATATTATATTTATCAGTTAAATAATATATATCTTTTTTCCGAATAAAAACTTCTTTTATCCAATCATCAGAATAATCTTTATATAAATATTTTTTATATACATTATTATGCAAAATATATTTTTTTAATTGTTCTCTCGACTTTTGTTTATATGATAATAAATCATATAATAATGACATTTTATATTCATAATTATTTATTATATTTTGTGGTGCATGTTTTCTTTTTTTATTTTCTTTTTTTATATATTTATTATATGTATTATATGTATTATATGTATTATATGTATTATATTTTTTTTTATATTCTTTATTTTTTAATCTATTATATAATTGTTCATAAGTTGTTGTTTTATTACATATTTTATCATAATGATTAGTGTTATTAATTATATAATTGTTTATAATATCAATATATTTATTATGTGATATATTCAATTCTTTAATTACTTTAATTACATCTTCATTACGATTTATTGCTTCGTCAAACCATTCAATTGATAATTTTAAATCTTCAATAAATAAGTTATATATTTTTTTATCAATATCTTTATCTTTATAATATTCTTTTATATATTTATCTATTTTTTTTATTCTTTTATTTATTTTGTTTTTTTTTATTTCTTCTTTTCTTAATTCTTTTTCTTTCTCTTTTTTTAGTATATTTTCTATATAATTATTATATGATATATTGTATTTATTATAAATATATTCTTTTATTTCTTTGATATTATAGTATGATGCTGAACCGTAATTAAATTTTATCTTTAATTCTCTAATATCACTTAATGGTAATTTATAATTGTTTTGAACTTCATATTGTTTAATTAATTTATATTTATCTAATTCATTACATTTTTTACATATATAATTTCCAAATAATGTTTTATATCCAAATTTATTATAACATTCTTTACATAATTTATATATATATTTAAATAATATGGATTTTCTTGTTTTGTATTTTCTTGCATTCGGATTTACATCTTCTAAATCATTTTCTTTCCATAAACGCTCATACATAATTTCTCTATGATTACTCAATAAATTATAATTATTTTTATTACATATACTTAAATTTATTAATGTTTTATTATCAACAAATTCTCCTATTTTATTTATTAAATTATTATCAAAATACATTTAAAAATTTTATTTAATTTAATGATTAATTTATAATGAATATATATTATATTTTATTCATTTTTTTTTTATATAAAAAAAATCTTTATATTTTTATATTACAAAATTATAATTGTTCATTTATAATAAATATTTAAATATAATTATAATTTCTATTAGTAATAGTAACAATAATATTTTATATATATATATATATATATAAATTCTGAATAAATATGACTACATATTTACAAGATTATCATAATTATCAACAAATTAAATATACTAATTATAAAAAAAATACATTAACTAATTTCTCTATTCAAGAAGATTTAACATCTTCATCTCTTAAAACTAATAAACTTAATAAAACAATTACTTTCCAAAAATATCATAATATTTTTTCTTATCTCACCAAATTATATATATACAAAAGAAAATTAATACACCAAAAATTAATAATAATAAATAAAATTATATATTCAACAAATTCAAATACAAATATTAATCAATTTAATGATTTAGAAAAATCTATTAACCAAATTAATGAAATTATATCAATATATACTACACATTTAAAAGAATATATTAATACTATATATACACAAGAAAATAAAATTACAACACATATAAATAATGAATATTCTAAATTAAAACAATTTAAATCATCTACTATTGACAAACAAAAAATTCATGATTATTTTACTAATTTGGAAAAAATTAATGCTGCTATTGCAACTTATAAATCTGATAAATTAGTTATTAATGAAATAAATAATTTAGGATATAAATATTATTTTAATGTTCTTTTATTTACTAATATTAATAATGATTACATAGATATATTTAAGAAAATTGATGAATTAATGGAACAAGTTCCTATATCATCTAATAATGACTTAAATTTAAATAATATTATTGCTGAAGATATAGCAAGTGATATTGATAATGATAATAATAATGATAATGATGAAAATAATATTAATGATACTATATCAGATAATAATAATGATAATGATAATGATGATAATGATAATAATAATAATAATGATAATGATAATAATAATGATTATGATAATGATAAAGATAAAGATAAAGAAGAAAAACAAGAAATCGCTAAAGAAACTGACAAAAATAATATTGATAACGAAAATGATGATAATATAGAAAATAATGATATTGATAATATTAATAGTTATAATAGTAGTAGTGGTAGTGATGATAGTAATACTGATGAAGATAGTAGTGGAAATGATAGTGATAATGATAGTAATAATGATAATAGTATTGATAGTGATATTGAAGAAAAAATAGAAGAAGTAAATGTAGATACAGTACAAAATAATACAGAAAATGAAGAAGTAAATACTATAAATGGTGGATATAATAGTGATTCTAATAGTTCTGGAGGTAGTAGTGATACGTCATATGCTTCTACATTTGGGAACGAAAACAACTCAAGTGCGCAACAAATTGGTGATGGTAAAGATAATGACATTAAAGTAGTTCATTTAATGCCTGATTCGCATAAACTAAAAGAATTATTTCCAACAAGACATTCATTTAATCAAGTTTCAAATAAGGTTAAAAAAGATAAATCTAAGAAACGCCGTAAAAAAAAAGAATTAACTAAAATTGCGTCAATATTAGATGAATTATTGACTAAGAAACAAAAAAAAATGCATAGTTTAGACTAAATTAATGAATATTATTATTTTTTTATATTATATATATAAATTAAAATATATTCATTAATAATAATTAATAATTAAAAATAATAAGTAATGAATTTTTTAAGAATATTTCACTCTTTTATAATATTTTTAGTATTATTTATACTAATTATAACAGTTAAACCATCGCTTATTTATAAAGATAATGGTGAATTAAAATCATTTGGGGTTAATCAAAATCAAAATGAAACAATAATGCATTTAGGAGTAGTTTCAGTTGCAATAGCTATACTTGCATTTTGGATTACTGCAGTTAATGATTATTCTCAATCATTAGTTGCTGAAGAATTAAATGATTTACAGAATTTTACTGATTCTCTCTAATAAGTTGTAAAAAAAAATTTGTATATACAACGTAATATATATAAATTATCTTTATATCAATATTTTCAGATTTTGCAGAAATTCGGATTTTCAGAAATTCAGAAAATCCGAATCCTTTCATATTATATCCACTTTTATTATACCATTATATATACTCGGAATATACTCAAAATCTATTAATTTCTGATTCTTTTTATAATTATCATATAAACCCAATTGGGATTTATTATTTTTTATATATATATCAAAACTACCATTCTTATTACTCGCAATATCAAGTATTAATGCTTTTGTTAATCTAACTTCTTTTCCTGTTAATGAATTGTGTATTTTCTTTATTTTATTATTATCTATTATAAATATTGACTTAATATTATCTGATTCATCACCATTCAAGATTTTCATTTGCAAAAAGATTTCTATACTATCATAACTATTACGCTCAGATATATCTTTACTCTTCAAATTAATTATACTTATATTATCACTATATTTTAATAATTGCAAATAATCATTATCATTCGTTATTATATTTATATTTTTATCATAATCCTTGACTTTTAATATCTCACACACCGATAAATAACCTAAATCATCAGCTTCTAAACAATCATAACTTAAAATTTGATAATTACCATTATTAACAACTTCCTTTATACCCATCCCATAAAATTGACCAACAAAATTATTTCTAATACGACCAGCTTTATAATCATTTATCTCATCATTTCGCCATATAGTTTTTCTATCACAATCTTTCAATATAAATATATTATTCTTAACCTTATATTTCTTCTTTAATTCATTTATCTTCTTAATTACTAACTCTTTAAAATGATTCTGCACTTTTATATCACTCGTTATATCTTTTATATTTTTTTCATCTATCTTTATATTATGTGCTTTTTCATACCATTGAAAATATGCATAATAACGATAAAATATATAATAAGATAAATCAATAAATAAACTATCTTCTGTTAAATCTAAACTTATAGATATTTGCTTTTTTGACATTATAATATCAATAAAATTAGATTAATTTATTAAAAATATTTTATTTGTATTTTTATATAAATATAATCATTTTTTTTCTATATAAAAAAAATAAAATAAACAATTTTTTTTTATTATATGTATCTCACATATCATCTTCATCCACAAAACCGTAAGCACCACCATCTTCATCCATATTTATATCTCCAAAATCAAAACCATTTTCCTCCATATTAGCATATTCCTCTTGTAATTCCTTATCTGCAAAATCTCCACTATGTTCATCAACTGAAGTTTCCAGATTACCAACTTGTTCAGTTGTTGGAGTCGTTTTCGCTAATATATCCTTTTGTGATAATGCTTTCAATATTTCTTGCTCTTTATTACGCTTTTCCTGCACTTTTTTCTTTTGTTTCTCTTTAATATCACGCATTAATATCTCTATTTTATCTTTCATATTATCATAATTACCATTTGGAATTATAATCTTATTCAATTTCTCATATATATGCAAAAATATACATGATATTAAAGTTTCTTTTATTTTTTCACGTTTATTAACATCTTTGATTTGTAATTTAGTATCAATTACATTTACTATTTCTTCTAATAATAATACAAATATAGCTAATAAAATAATTATATTATATTGTATATTCAAAGATAATATTGATGATATATTTATATTCTTGAAAATTGATATTATCTCCTTATTTAATAATTGTTTATTATTATCATCCAATACTTCCATATTATATTTATTTACTTTAATATATTCATCATTATTTTTAACTTTTAATTCATATGCTTTATATAATCTATCTAAATCCTTCTCATTCCATTTATTTATTACAAATTTTTGTTTACGCTCATAACGAAGACGATTTTTAATATCATAATTATTTATTATACGACTTATCATATATTTCATATCATAATTCAATAATTGCTCTAAATAATTCTTTAAATCTAAATATACACTTTCATTACTTATCTTATTATTATCAAAATCTTTAAATTCTATAAATAATCTTAATATATTTCGAATTTCATCATATGATTTAATTGGTTCCAATAAATGATTATATTTATCCTCTATTATTTTTTGCAATTTATTTAACTCACTCAATATATTACTATTATCTAATTTACCTTCTTTAATTTTCACTAATAATGTTTTAAATAATTCTATCTTTTTATTATTAAATAATGATAAATTTAATATATTATCTATATTCGCATTTTTAATATCTTTTAGTTTATCATTTAATTCATTATTTTTATTACTTATCATTTTGATTTTTTTATCATCATATTTATCAAATTCTAATTCTAATAAGCGCTCTATTTTTCGATAAGATAAAGATACATTATTTTTCATTAATAAACGAATTTCCTTACTTTTATTTTTATCATATTCAATATTCATACTATTTGTTTTATCATATTCTAAATTAATATTATCATAATAATCATAATTATAATCTATCTCCTTTAAATGACCCGCCAATATTATTCCTGATATTTTCACCATTTCATTACTATATATTTTACTACCAACTAATTGATATAAATCATGTAAATATTTACTTAATTTCGTATCTTTATTTGTAATTTTAGTAATCGGTCTAAATAAATCCCAATTATTATCAAATGATAATGCAACAAATTCTCGCTCTTGATTTTTTTCTGTTATATTATTCTTAAGTTTATCTATTTGACGCTTAAATAATACGACCATTTCTAAAATTCTATTATATCGTTTAATTACATCATTTTGCATATCATCACGCGAAAATTTTTTACCTAATTCTCCTGATATATAATTATATAATAAATTAATCAATATACTTATTATTATATCTCGCATTTTATCTAATGTTGAATTACTATATAATAAAGTTTTATGAATTTTAGAATTATCAATTAATGAACTTATTTTATTATGATGAATTAATATATAAATTGTCATAAATGCTATACCAAAAGATATGACATTTTTAGATATATTTTTATTGAAATTTATCATTGATTTAAATACATCACTATCTTTAAAATATTGTATATTTTCACTTAATTTTAATTTTATATCTTTATTTATATAAAATAAAGAATCCTTCTCTATTAATTCTTTTAATTCCTTTATATTCACATTTTTTCTATCTTCATCACTTATTTTATCTCTAATATATTTCAATATACTTGTTCTCAATATTTTACTTAATAAATTCTCAATAAACTCTTTCATAAATATAAATTCATTATTCTCCAATTTTAAATCTATATCATTTGTCATTTTTTGTAATTTATCATATATTTCATTCTTTGCAATATATTTCTCATTAATAGTATCATAATCAACTTGTAATTCTCCAGCATTATATTGTTCTATATTATCCAAATCTATCCAAAATAAATCATCATTCGTATCATTTAAATCACCTTCTATATTCTTGTATATATGTTCCAAATTAATATTAAATTCAACTGTTTCATAATATATACGTTTATTATTCAATTCTAATCTTTGATTCCATAATTCTATATTAATATCTATATTTTTTATATTTATAAGAATTAAATTTAAAATTTCATCAATATTTAATTGACTTTTATAAAAATCTCGCAAATAACTCATATTATCATTTTCCATATAATAATTTAATATATTCTTTATCTTCTCTATTTCAGTTAATGGTAAGTTTGATAAATTACTATATGAACTATATACTAATTTATATAATTGTAATAAATCTATATTTCCATTATCTTTAACATATCCTATATATATCCATTTATTATTATTTCTAATAAATACAGAAGGTGCAGACGCTTTATTCTGCTTTTCACGATTATCAAAAAATTCATTATTCTTTGCCAAATTATATAAATCCATATCAATCAAATATTCATTATTTAAATAATATGTTAATGTATCATCATATATCTTTAATATTTGCTGTCCAGCATCTGCTTCTTTTTCATTTTCTTCATTATTCTTACTTATTTTTTCTTTTAATTGTTTGAAATATTCAATATATTTATCATTCTTAATATTTGTAATATTAGATACTACTGCATATTTTATTTTTGCATCATAATTACTTGCATTATACATATAATTACTCATTATTAACTCAATATCAGTATCATATTTTATTAACTCACCACGCTCTTCTAACTTTTCTATATCCAATTCTATCTTTTCTGTTCCTTTAATTTCTAATTTTTTTAATTCAGATTCATACTTATCTACATAACTTTGGATATTTTTCACATTTTTATTCTCATTCTCTAATATTTTTTTTATTACATCTAAAAATAACTTATAATTTGCATATATATTAGTTTCTTCTTCCTTTATTTCTTTATTTTTACTATGCGATTCTAATATTTTTATATCCTTTTTAGCACTTATTTCATCTATTATATTTTCTATAAATTTACTATATAATGTATAATCATTATTATTTAAGAAAATATTAGTAAATGATAAATTATATTTTTCCAATAAATATTCAATCAAATCAAATGTATATTTGTTTTTTATAATATCATTATATATATATAATAACTCATTAATTTTTGGAGCTATGAAACTAATTATATCATTTATATAACGAATCTTCTGATTACTTATATTGAATTTATTATCAAATAAAAATAATATATTTTTATCCAATAAATCCTTCTTCTTATATACATATTGCGGTTCCATATTCTCTTTATATATTATATAATTATTTATCTTTAAATTCTCAATATTATATTCTAAATTTTCTATTGGATTTTCATCATATTTATAATTAATAGATGCTGTCAATTTTATTGTTAAAATATTATTATTTTTCTTTGAAATTTCACCGGTTATAGAATCAATTAATTCATTTCCACGATTATAATAAAAATCATTAAAATATATAACTATTTTATCATTTTCAGATAATTGTTGTAGTTGATTAATATAATTATTTATATTAAATGTTTCATAATTTTTTGTATTTTCATTATTTTGTGAATAAAAACCAATTAAATTAACAAATTGACTATTGTAATAATTTTCCATTTCACGATTTTCTAAATAATTTTCTATTTTATTTATCAATTGTATCTGATATAAACTCTTAACTATCGTAGGTTTATTAATTATATTAACTTCTTCATCGCTTGATCTTTCATTTTCCATATTTAATATATATGCCGGGGTGTTTTCGTCAAATTTAACTAATAATTGATAATTTGAAGATAAATATTTATATGGCATCATCGCTGCTAAAAAAATTTTATAACGCTCTTGATAATTATATAAATCATCATTATCAGGTTTAAATTCATCAAATGCATCAAATTTAACTTTTATATCCTTTATATCCATATGAACTATTGGCATAAAAGATTTCAAATTAATTTTTGGTTTCTTATATTTAATAGTATCCATATAAATGTTTGTTAATTTCGTAGATTTTTCCTTTTGTTGAATATCATTATCATAATTTTCATATATCAGATTAAATATATGATTATATACCAAATTTTCATCATAATATAAGGATTGTTGTTGCATAACACTTTCTATTTCTTCTTGTTTTAATCTTTTCAAATTATTTTCCTCTAATTCAATTATCTCATCATTATTATAATCCTCATCATTTGTTGTAATTGAACCCCTATTAATATTAGAATTTAAATTATTTTGTTCATTTACTTCATCACTTGACAATGACGGATTTTCAATAGGTATAGGCTCTTTATTTACTTCAACTATTCTATTTTCTGATTTTTCATTATTATTATTAGTTTGATTTGCATTATTATTTTCTTCATCATTTGCATTATTATTTTCTTCATCATTTGCATTATTATTTTCTTCATCATTTGCATTAATATTTTTTTCATCATTTGCATTATTTAATTGAGATTTTTCTGGTTCATAACTTGTATTATTATTATCATTTATTTCATTGTTATTATTATCTTCACCACCCGATTGTTGTTTTGATTCATTAACTTGCTTAATTTCAGCAGATGTAAAAAAATACTGATTTGATGATGATTTCTTTTGATAAATCGGTTCATAATAGTTATGATTATAAAATATTAATACATATTTTATATTTGCTTTTAATTCAGATTTAGACTCTGATAAATTAAATTCATCATTATTTGTTTTTCTTATTAAAATTATTTTATATGTTTCTTTAAAAATTTTAGATAAATATTCATTAATTACTTCTAATAATTGTGTTCGATTTGCATATGTTTCAATATTTACATATGCTACATTAATATCTTTTAATGTTGAATTTGTTGATATATATGTATTTAAATTCTTAATTAAACTTGCAACAATTGTTTCTTTATCTGATTTTAAAGATTTTCTATAATCATTATCTAATAAATATAATAAAGAATGGAAAAAACTGAGACTTATATCAGAATTTATTACACCATGTCTATATAATGATGGTATATCTAATAATTTATTAATAACTGATGGTATTCTTTTGTAATTGTTCTCATTTAATTTTGTTATATTAGCAGACATATTATTTAAATAATTATAAATTATTATTACTATTAATGAATAAATTATTATTTATATAATATTACTTATTATATATATAATTAAAAAAAAAAAGAATACTTACTTGTATAATTACTATTTATATTCTATATATATTATAGTTAATTTTACATTATTTCATCATTAATGCTAATCCAGCAACTCCCGCAGTTATAATTGTAACTGGAAGAACAATACCATATGACGAATCTTCTTCTTTCCCTTTAGCACCCTCATCTTTTTTTCCTTCGTTTCCATTTTTACCACCTTTTCCATTTTGACGAGATGCACGAGCAGCTTGTTGGCTATTATAATAGTTCTTATATATCATTAACTTATTTATTTCTGTTTGATGTGTTGCAAGTGCTTGTTCTGCTTCTTTTAATGCAATTTGTTTTTGTTGAGGGTTTCCATTAGGACCTAATACTGGCTTACCATCTTTATCTACATCTTGAACTGTAATCATTTGAGCTTGAGCTTGAGCTGCTGCATAATTATTTGCAATCTCTAATTGGTCTGCAAATAATTTAATAACAGCCCAAATACTATCTGCTATCGATTTTTTTATTGAATCATTTAATACTGCTGATAAATTTATTTGTTGTGTAATATATTCGAAATAAGTCGATATAAAATTAGTTTTTTTATCATTATTTGTTGCAGCAAATCTTGTAGCAAAATCATTCATTAAACTTATAATAATATTAGCAAATGTTTTTAAATTATCTTCTGGTGGTGCAGATGGTATAATTTTAGCTATTTCTTCTTGTAATGCTTGTGCTAAATCAGTTGGTAATGCATTTAATTTTGATATTCTGCTATTAATGTTATCAGTTATTTGTTTAAATTGAACTAGTAAATCTGGTTCCAATAATGTTTCTTGTTGTTTTTTTAACTGTTGAATTTCTTGCAATATTTCATGTTGTTTATCTGTTGAACTTCTTAATTGTTGATTTAATGTGTTAAATTGATTATTTTGTATTTCAATTTGTTGTTTTTGCTTTTCTGTTAAAGAGATTATAAATTTATTAATTTCTACCAATTGTTTATTAATTTCATTAATTGATGATAAATGCGGACCCAACACACGATGCATTCCAGTTTTCATTTGTTGAAAGGCGGTATTATGTTGTTGTGTATATCTTTCTAATTCACCTTTTAATGTAGTCATTACACTGTCAATATGGGCTCTAAATAATTGAGGTATTTGTTCTTTATGTTGTTTTAATTCTTTTAATATTGCTATTATTTGTTGAACTTCTTCTGCATAAGAAACTTCTTCTGTATCGTCGGAATTTTGTTGTTTCAATAGTTTAAGTATTTCATCTATTTTTTGTTCAATCGGTAATTGGGCTTCAAATTTTAATTTCGAAGGGTTAGAAAAAACGGGGGCTTGTTGGGACATATGTAGGTGTTGCGAACTTCGTGGAGACGATGGTAGTATTAGACAATTATTTTTTAATTGTTCTAATATTATAATAGCCCTATTATAATTCTTATTAAAAAAATCTATGCTATTATTATCATTTGTTAAATTATTTATTTGACTATCAAATATATTCGTATGTTCTTTTTTTATTTCTTGTATTTTGTTGAATAATTCCTTCAATAATTTACAACAAGTGACTTGTAATAAATTTGATTGCTGATGAGAATCTATATTAGTAATATAATTTATTATATGATTTGCTTTATTTACTAATGCATCATTACTTACATCTGATAGTGCATTATTATTTGAACTATTAAAATATTTATTAGTTACATCAACCAACTTTTTTAAGATTTCCCAACAATTTTCTTGTTCTCTACATGAGTGAAAGCTTGTGGTATTTGATGGAACATTTGATAATTGTTGATTATTAGTATTAGATGACCTATTAGTATTATATGACCTATTAGATGATCCATTATTATTAGCATTATATCCACGTTCATCTCTTGAGAATTGACTTCTTTCTGGTGGTGTTTGTGTGGCTGCTTCATCAGTAGCTGCTTTTGTAGCAACTGCTGTTAAGGCTGCTGCAGTTACATTTGATACAGATCTTATTACAGCACTTTGTGCAGATTTTGTATTATTAATTTGTTGTTGTAACTCCTCAACTTTCTGTTCTAAATTTATTCTTATTTCCTCTAATACTTTTACTTTTTTTTCATAAGTAGTAGCATTGGTTTTAAATCTTTCAACTTCTTTACTAAGTTCCTTCATACTTTTAAGTTGTTCTTGTAATTTATCAATTTCTTGCACTCGTGTAGCTAAATTGTTCTTTTCACTATCTAATTCTGCTCGACAAGCATCTAATTGAACTTTTAGTGCATCATTTTCCTTACTTACTTGTTCTAAATTTGCATTTTGAATTTTCAAAGTATATATTTCTGTTTTGAGGTTTTCCAAGTTTTGTTTCAATGTCGCATTTTCTTGCCGACAATTTTTTAAATCATTATCACAAGCTGTTAATTTAGTTTGTAGTGCCTCATTATCATTTTTTGTTTGTGCTAATTTTGTTTGAACATCTTTTAATTGTTCATTTTGATTTTTCAAAGTATTTCTTTCTGTTTCGAGTTTTGCCAAGTTTTGTTTCAATTTCGCATTTTCTGTCTGACAAGCTTCGAATCCAGCTTGCGTTTCATGTAAAATGGTAGCACTTGAGCTTGTAGCTGATGGTGTTCTTTCTCCATTGTTCTGCGGCAACGCCGAGGAATGGGTTTCCAATAATGATTCTGTTAACCTCGGATTATTCGGCTTCGTCGATGCGAAATGTTGGTTTTGCGTTTGCTGCTGTTGCGTCCATTGCTTTATCTCTGGCGACTGGTGCTGTGTTGATGGTTTGAGCCTCATCGATGCTGACGCCGCCGATATTGGTCTTGATAGTACTGCTGATAACCGACGCTGTTTCAATGCTACTGGTTGTGGTGCTGATGATGGTCTTACTGATGACCGGTGCTGTGTCCATGCTAATGGTAGTGATTGCCCATGAATGAAACCTGTGGTTAGGTGTGGCTTCTGCAACTGCGTCGTCGGCATCGGTTGTGTTGGTTGCATATGAATGAAACGGGTGGTTAGGTGTGGCTTCGCCAATTTCTTCGGCCTCGGTTGTGTTGGTTGCACCGTGTAAAGTTTTTCCAATTTAACTTCGGCGTGCTGAATAAGATTTTCTATATCGCGTCGCGCTAAATCATTCAATTCTTTATAATTTTTTAAAATTTCATCATATGATGTCTTAATATCATTAATCTTTATAATTAATTGAAAAATTAATTTTTGCTTATTTTGATCAGCCTTATATTGTGTCCTAATATTAGGCATTATTATTCCTTCTATATTCACATTATTAAGCATTCGATAGATTTGTGTTGTTTCATCTATTATTATCCTGTTTCTATATTCTTTCGTCTTGTTCGTCAATTTATTTAAATCATTTATAGTAGAGATTTTTAAGTTTAATAGTTCATTCAGTGGGTCTCCGCCAACTATTTCTTGTTTTTTAAAACCCTGTCCGTTTTCATTATTTAATAAATAGTGTATATTATCATGTTTTTTCAATAATAAAATATATGATATATCTTCTTTTATCTTTGTTGGTTTATATAGCAAGTTATATTTTATTCCATTTTCTAATTCTTTTTCACCAACAACAATCAAATCATATTGTAATTTCTTTAATTGTTTAGCTGTTATTTTATATGTTTTCTTTTTAATATTTTTATCATCTAATTCTGATAAATTTTTAACTTTCATGTCTTTTTTAATAGTATTAATATGATTCTTGGTGTTATCAGTATAAATTATTGAATATAATATATAAAGAAAAGATGTTTTATCATTTTTATCAGTAATATAATGTAAATCAGTAAAATTAAAAGTTTTTCCTAATAATTTTTTTAATTTAATATGTGTTTGATATAAATTTAATTTAGATGTATCCATTATTATTATGTTATAATTATTATATTATTATTATTATTATATTATATATATTTTTATACTTTTTTTACTATATTATGTAAAAAAATATAATTAAAAAAAAATTTGTTAATACATTAAGTTATATTTAAATTAGCTTTATATCATTATAAATTAATATTTATGATTTAATAGTTATAGAACATTTTTCATCTTTTAATGTAAATCTAAACGGCATATGTAATTTCGTTAATACTTTTGCCATAAATCTAATTTTATAAAAGTTTTTTCCAGTTGCTAAATAAATATTATATGATGGAATATAAACTCTGCTTTTAGTCTTATTGCCATGTTCATAGAAAATACTATGTCCACTTTGTTTAATAGCTTCTATTACTTTTTCTCTACTAACACCACATTTTTGTAATCGTTTAAATAGAAAATATTCAATAATATCTTTTGTTGTTTTATGTTGATTTTCAGATGTTAATGTTATTTCATTATTCTTACAAGCGAACCAAAAATTATATTCTTTATCTTGAAAAGCTTGAAAATCTTCAAATTTCATCTTTTTTAGGTTTGATAAGTCGTATTTCAATACACGCACATCTTCTTTAGTCATGTAAAAGTTAATGGTTAGCAACGGCTGTTATATGAATAAGTATTAAATTAAAAAAAAAGCATTTTTTTATTAATTATCTTTAAATATTAACTAATAATATACTAACTATGATGAAGTTGTGCTTTCTTTTTTAATTTTCTCCCATCCTAAGAACAATATAGGAACTGGGAATATATGTTTACCCATAAAGTAATTCCTAAATCTAACTTGTCCTTTTGGAAAGACTGTTCTTGTATATTTATATTTCTTTTTATTCTTTTCCATAAATGCATCAACTTTATCAACTCCTTCAAAATCAGTCCAATTGGGTAATATGAATGTCATTATATAATCATTCTTCTGTTTCTTAAATGTTGTTAATGATAGTTCTAATGCATAATTCATAGAAGTTAATACAAATATAGGATTAATCTTTAATACTTTAGTTGGGAATGTAAATTTATCCTTACTGGCTTCTAACATTCTATGGAAGAAGTTGCCTAAGCTTCCAAAATGTTCATCTAAGTCAGGGAATGCAGAACAGAAATAATTATAATATCTATTAAATGGTGTAGAAAAACATTCAGTAACTTCATTCTTAGAATATTTATTAGCAATTATTTCTAATGTATCATTCTTTTCGTAATCATAAGCTAAGCTTTGATTACCAATATAGAAATATTTATATCTAAAATATGACGCAAATAAGTATGCTCTATTTTTATTATCATCAATATATTCAGGACGAGAATAATTAACATATCCATAATAATCAATATTAATAGCTCCATCATTGATTACCATTGTATTATCATAAATACCCTTTAATGTGTCTAATTTAGATTTATATTTCATTCTAATAGTTCCATTTTCGTCAATATCGCGTTCAATTGCTACATCATTATCGAATGATACAGTTTTGTCTAATACTTTTAATTCTTTTTGAATAGCTTTAGAATAAGTTTCATGTTTTTCATAAATAAAGTTGCATATTTTATTAGCATAATCTTTCATTTCTTCTTCATTTAATTCTTTCTTAATTTTTTTATTCTTACTATATGTTTCTAAATCAGAATATACTTGTTTATAAAGTTCATCCGATTTATCAGTAATAAATAGTGGATCAATCGATTTATTTTTAATATTTAACCATGTAATAAGAACTAAGAAATATGAATTTAAAATTAAACGAACTTTCTCTATATGTTTTTCTTCATTTTCATGATGTCTAAATCCTAATCCATCTTTATCAGTATATAATTGGGTAAATTCTTTAAAATACTTATAATAATATTTAGCACGAATTAGTTCTTTTTCAACAATATGAATATATTCATTATTGCCACCACCAGTTAATTCTTCTTCTTCATCTGATGGTTCTTCAATATTATCTTCAATATCATTATTAGATTGTTCGTCGGCTTCTTCTTCAGATTCTTCAGCATCACTGTTTTTAGCAATTTTATCGTCATCTTCTATGATTTTATTTTTAGTTTCATTTTTAGTTTCATTTTTAGTTTTATTTTTGTCATCGTTATTATTATTAGGTGTAACTTTATCACCAGACGATTTAACACTATTATTATTAACATCTGTGAATGCTTCATTACCAATTTCTTTCATCATATCACTCATTAAGTAAATACTTGATTGATATAATTCTAATTCTTTAGATTTATCAACTTTTGCATATGCAATCCATTCATCAGTATAAGATATTAATTGTTGTTTCATATCTTCTAATACACCAACTAAAAATTCATCTAAATTATCTGGATTAATTTTATCAGTAATACCAATTTTAACAATTACTAAATTTTCTAAAGGATGTGGTTTGAAATATCCAGCAAAATCAATTTTTTCACGATTATTTGCTCTAATATATCTGTTATAAATATAACATTTAATTAGATTACCAATAGTATCATTTTCCTTATGAATTACAAGTTTATAAATATTTTTTACTTCATGAACTATTTGAACTTTATCTTCATTATTATTCGCAATTGCATCTTTAATAGCAATTATTTTTCGAATAAGAACTAATAATCCTTTGAAAAAGATAGATACACTTGTAATAGCACATTCACTATCAATTTTAAATTTAAATTGTGTTGGTTCTTTAAATTCATTCATTTTAAAATATCTAAATTTATCCAATGTTTCGAATGATTTGCGTTGTTTTGCTTTTTCAGTTTCATTTAGATTATTATATTTCTTTTCAAATTCTTTTTCTGCTAATTCTTCATCAACAACATTTTCATATACTGCTTTACTTACCATAGAATATCCAGCATGTGTTGATGCTGTATATTTATTAGCATATCCTTCCATCTTAAACTTACCACCTTTCTCATTATTAAATAAGTTAGGTTTCAATTTTGTTAATAGTATATGGTCTTTTGTAAATGGATTTGCTGGAAATACACGCTCAACAAATGCTTTTGGATAAGTATTATTATTTTTATCAAAAATTTGTATATCTTTAGTAGTAATATCCAATAAATCATTAGTTTTATTAACTACATCAATAACAAATTTATAATTGTATTTATTAAATCCTAAAATTTCGTCATCTGTCAGATTAATAGGCAGTAATGATAGTCGTTGTTTCATAATTTCATTATGTAATGCTGATGTATTATCAGTAATTGTTATATCTTTATCGTATTTTTCTTCAAATTTAAAAGCAACATTTTCAATATTAGATAAAATTACTCTTCGTAAGGCGTTTACAACACTAACATCAATATCATTAATATTAAAAGTAATAGATGACGCGTTTTTGTTAGATAAGTCTGAAAAATGTTTAGACATTATAAATAGTAAAAACAAATACTCTTATTAAATATATATATAAATATCTATATATTAAAAAAAAATAATAATATTCATTTTTTAGTAAGATGAGTCCGGCAAAAAAAAAATGCTTATATATATATAGATTGTAAATACCGTTGCAATTTTTGCACAAGATACACACACATGCCACAATACAAACATTATCCTCCTAGCTACAAATACGATATAAATGACGCACATTATATCCATAATATTTTTATTGTTCATGGAGAAAGCAACTGTTGTCCCTTATCCGTAATTCAAGAATTACTAATACATAGACATATCGGTAGAATACCTATTATATCAGAGCCTCGTGAAGTTTTTGATAAAATACTGGATATGTCCGATGAAGAACAAGCTCAACTATATAGGAAACATTTTTATAATAATTTTGTGGATTATGATTATAGTCATATAGAAGTATCTACAGTAACAGATAATTTGCATATTCAAAAAATTCTTGATTTTGCTGGAATTAATGAAGAAAAAAAAATTTTTTCATTATATCTTACGAATCTAGATGATTTAATTAGTGTAATGTTCGAGGACGGTAGTATTATTGTTAATTATTTTAATACAAATTATCTTAAATTAAATAATTTAATGTATACAGATGTAGAAGACCCAGATGTCTATTTCGGTTATATTGTATAAACTATATTTATTTAATGAAATTTGGAATTTTTTTTTATATTTTCATAATAATTATCTTTATATTGGTTATAGACCAAGCATATTCTATATTATCATTATTATAAAAATATGTTTCATCAATTGATATTATATTATTAATATTAATATTTTTAATATCATGAATAAATTTATCTCTCAACTATTCTATACGAATTATCTTTATATAGTTTTATCTATATATATATTGATAAAAATAAAATTCTCAACTAGTCTATACGAATTATCTTTATATAGTTTTATCTATATATATATATATTGATAAAAATAAAATTCTCAACTAGTCTATACGAATTATCTTTATATAGTTTTATCTATATTGATATAAAAAAAATGCCACTTTATTATAATATATAATAGATATATATTTTATAAATTAACTATATAAATGAATACACAAGAAGTTCGTCAAGCTGGATTAGATAAGTTTTATACTAAACCACATATTGCTATAGAATGTATTAACAAAGTATTTAATTTATATAAGAATAGAAAATGGGATATAATAATTGAACCAAGTGCCGGAAATGGTAATTTTCTTAATCAAATATCTTATCCGAATAAAATAGGTATTGATATACAACCAGAAAATGAAAATATAATACAACAAGACTTTTTAACTTATATACCAGATAGTAAATATAAAGATATCTTATGTATTGGTAATCCACCATTTGGAAAAATAAGTTCATTAGCAATTAAATTCTTTAATCATTGTGCTAAATTTGCTAATGTAATTGCTTTTATTATTCCACGAACATTTCGAAAAAATAGTATTCATAATAAATTAGATTTAAATTTTCATTTACTATATGATAAAGAAATACCTGTAAAACCGTGTTGTTTTGAACCAGCAATGAATGTTAAATGCTGCTTTCAAATATGGGAAAGAAAAGATGAGAAACGCAATATTATTCAACAAGATTTAACACATTCGCATTTTAATTTTATACCATATGGATGTAAAGATGAAAATAATCAACCGACACCTCCCACTAATGCAGATTTTGCTATAAGAGCTTATGGTGGTAAGATTGGTGAAATATGTTTAACTAATTTGCATACATTACGACCTAAGAGTTGGCATTTTATTAAATCTAATATTGATAAAAATAATTTAATTGATAATTTAAAAAAATTAGATTATTCAAATAGTTTAAATACAGCACGACAAAATTCAATGGGTAAAGCGGAATTGATAGAATTATATAAGAATTTCTTGAATATTTGATATTCTGAATTGTAATAATTCATTCCAACATTTATTATTATATTTTAGTCGCAATGCATATTCTTTTTGATTATTTTTATCATTTAAATCATCTATTGTAATTAAACCTAATTTTTTTACTAAACAAAGATAAAAATAAAATTCTCAACTAGTCTATACGAATTATCTTTATATAGTTTTTTCAATGTTTATATTTTTTTTTTACTTAAATTCAAACAAATATTTATTAATCTTTATTACATCTTTTGCCAAATATCTATATAAAATATATCAATCATATTTCATATTTAAAGAATTTTATTGCAAATTCTATATAAAAGTCTGGCAGAAATTTACATAAAAAAAATAATAACAAATATACTTAAGTAATAACTCACTAACAATAATAACTATACTTAACTGAAGGGGTTTAAAAGGGGAGCAACGAGCTCCCCTTCTAGAAGCGAATCAACTTCCGCTCATATCTTATCTTCTCCAATTTCTTATTATTTATAACTTGTCTATATATATATTCAAATAAACGCTTTGTTATATTCTTATTATATAACATATTCGTTTGTTCATTCACTATATTATATATCATCAAACTAAAATTAGCAAAATCTATATCTTTAAATCTTTCTATACTTTCTATCTCCGAAAATTCTTTATCATTCGAATATATATCCACATTTATATTCTTATTCTTCTTCTTTATCATATTAAATATACTTAATATATAATAAATGATAAAATCATCATATTCACAATAACTATGACTTTGTTTCGCAAAATCTTTACTCCAACATATTCTCTTTGGAGGCTCTCCTAATGAATAATATTCACGCTCCACCAATTTAGTATTCTTCGAACATAAATAATTTATTATTATATTTGAATACTTATAATAACTTGATTCCTCTATTACACATTTATAATAATACCTATTCTTTGTAACTATTATATATAATGTATTACGATTATATTTCTCTATATAATGAAAAAATATATGTATTAAATTTATATTATGCAAATTCTTCTTTTTACCTAAACTTTTTAATAATGATGTATCTAATAACTTATCATAATCTTTATCACTTAGTTTAAAATCTTTTGTTTTCGTCTTATAATTCCAATATCCACGCAAATTTTCACCATCTATTATACATATACGTTTATAATTATTATATTTAACTAAATTGAAGTATAATTTATTTATATCATTCATTATATATTATATTATTTATTTATTATTATTATTATTATTATTAAATATTTTTTTATATTACACCAATAGCGTAAGTCAGCCTAACAATTGATACTTGCCTTAAAATTTGTCTTACCAAATACATTATATTTTATTCAAGAAATATAATAAAAAAATGACTATATATATGTATGTATTTAATACCGTTGCCATTTTGGCACAAGTCGGGTATCAATTCGTCCCTTTTGTTTGGTATATTACTATGATAAAAATATGTAATTTATTTAATTTGTTTGAGACAAATAATTTATCACAATTAAAAAAAAATACTCGAACATTGAAAAAAATATTTAAAAATAGCGATAATTTAATTTTGATATGTCAGTGTGGTTGTGGAACAGTTTTTGATTTTATTAGGTGGTGTCGGTATAGATTAGACGGATTTACACCAAATGAACAAAAAAAGAATAGAAAACGCCATAATATTCAAAAATTTATGTTTGAATCTATTATTGATATTAATAAAACATATATACTAAGTACATTCGAAAGACACAAAGCTGATATGTATATCCTAGAATATTATTTAGAGGACACATGCAATGCGTGTTGTAAAAATTCTGCACTTATAATAAAATTGCTATTACGGTATTCATCTAAGAATACATTCCGGAGTATAATCCATACACATACAATATTTATTACACCATTAATACATAATGGTGTAATATACAATTCATCATATGAAGAAATAATGCAATTAATGAATAAGTTGAGAAATATTGGGTATAATTTTATAGAAAGAGAACCCCGTTTGTTGTTTTATGCAATTATAAATAAAAATATTGAATTATTAAAAATTCTTCTAACAGGACAATTTGGATTTTATGATGTAAATCATATAAGCCCATTCACTACTATGCATCACTTGAATTATGCGCAACATTTATTATATGTAAATAGATATACTAAAAATCCAAATGTAATTAAACACATTTCATATATATTTGAGTTATTATTGCATAATGGTCTTAATATGGACTATACTGAAAAATTTGGTCGTACTATTAGTGATTATATTTATGAATATGGTTGGATTAGCACTAGAATATATAACATTATTATAAAATATTATTTGATTCTATTAAATAGCGACAAATTTTCAAGTAAACTCGTAATTATAGAACAAATAAGAACAAAAATTATGGAATACATGTTCACAAAACATGTAAATGAAAATCGGCGGATGGGTCTCTTGTTGTTTGAGAAAATTAGTCCTAATGTATATGAATCATGTTCTGAAGTTCAGAGGTTGTTGTATGACCATAGATATACTAAAGACCATGTAGTTTTGAGTGAAGTTGTTCAGCAATACAAGGCACTACCTCGAAATATACATTATATGAATTTATCGAATAAAACTTTTATCGATTTTATGTACGAATATTGGCCCGATTTTGATGAATTATATCAAAATCCACAATCAAGAATGCCGACACCACTATAATGCAAGATTATATTTTTTTTTGTCTATAGTCTCTACACACAAAAAAAAATGCTTATATCTATGTTGAATGTAGATACCGTTGCCATTTTGGCACAAGTCTGCAGTAGTTGTTTGCTAATCATCTTATAACAATGACTGCACTTCATAAACTTCGTAAGGATTTATATAGTGGCAAGGTAGTAGTGGGTCGCGAAAGTGACTCAAAGTTAATCCAGAGTATTAAAGATGACTTTGAAACTAATAAATGTCATCCGTGGGTCACCGGTCAGAGTTATAGGTATGGAAAATCTTCAAAACAAGTTATTAATTATATGAAATCATTAGAATATCTTATTATATCAGATATTATTAATCCTAACTACTTTGTTCCTGGAAAAGGATTTCTAATTATTGACTGCTTGAGAGAAGGATGTGGACACAAAGAAGACAATTTTCGAGCACAACTAGTATTTGACCATACTTCAGATAATACACTTTTACATCTTAATCATACACAACTACAAGATTATTTTGAACCATCTGATGGCGAAGTTTATCCGATAAAAACACTTGCCAGTTTGATTACTGAGAGTAGATTGCCACAACCTATGAAATTACAGATGATTAAGAAACTTTTATCAATTGGATACGATTTTACGAAAGATGAGGGTATACTTGAATCAGTATGCCTCGATTTTAATTTTGAATTAATGTCATTCTTTACATCACCAGAAGGTGGTTCATTTAATATTAACTTTGGATTTCTAAAAATAAAAATCCAAAATTATAGAAATACTATTCAAAAAATTCTATATAACTGTCGTTATTGCAAAATTCCCGAGATATGGCAAATGATTGCTAATATTCTTCAATTTATGTTGTCGCATGGCCTTGACCTTACTTATGTAGACATAAATGGAAGTAATATATTAGATTATATTTTATATTATGGTTGGCAAACTACGCCAGTTTATCAAGTTTTGCGAAATGGAGTATGCCAACAAATTAATAAAGCAACTGGAAATAAACCAACGAATTACGAACCTTCGCTTTGGGTCGGTAATTTTGATTCGAATGATATTGCAAACTCTTCTAGTTTTCACCAAAACTTATTATATAGCACTCGTTATGTGAAAAATGAAGAAAAAATTAAAACAATTATTAAAGAGTTTTTATCACAACCACGAGATTATACACATAAAAATTGCCAAGGATGTGATTTAAATGATTATATTGTAAAATATTGGTCTGATTGCAAACAAATGAGAGCTGACTCAGAAGAATATAGGCGTGAGCAACAAAAAGACTACGAAAATGTATACAGAGGAAAGGCAGGCTATTAACTTGCTTATGCAGCACATCAAGAAAATTCAAAAGAAGAACCAATGACTAAGAAAGTTAGAAAAATATACTAAAAAAAAATATTTTTTTATATATTATCAATTATAAACTTAACTTAAAGTGTAAGATTTGCAAAGAAGAGCATTATCTTTGCTGTGGAAATGGAATATACTTTTGTTTAATCTCATCAATATTCATTCTAATCACATTAATTATATAATCATAACAATTTTCCAATTGTTGTATAGTTTGAGAACCTGTAATAATTATCTTACCACTTTGAAATATACAAATTGTTATTTTCTTACAATTTTTATATCCATTCCCCGAACCTTTACCAATACAATGATTAAATCCTTCATTAACACAATTACAATTACCATTTATATTTTTACCATTACTATTCCAATAATATTGTAATTTTGTTGCCTGATATCTACATGGCTCAAATGTTGATAAATTACCATATTTATTTTTAACAATCTTATTTAAATTTGAACGATTAATTGTTATATTCATTGAAAAATCACTATTAATTAAAATTATCCGATTATTTGTATTCTTCAAATTATCAATATTTTCAACAATTTTTTTTGTATTATTATTATATATCTTTTTTATAATATCTAATCCTATATCAACAATTGCAGGACCCGCATCAATATTATTTAATCCAGTCATCTGAATCTTTCCATTCTTGAAAAATTTAACATTCACATATTTACCTTTATAATTAACAAATAATGTTGCCTGATTATCAAATCTTTTAACTTTATATTCTATCTCATTTGTATTTTCAACATTTATATTATCTTGTAATCTTTTCGTCTTCTTCTTCTTTATATTTACACCTTTATATTGCAGAACATTTTTTGATGAACCATATTCCATATAAAATATACCATCTGTATCCTTTTCATATGGAATTATATATTCATCAATATTAACATACATCTCTTTTAAATTTATTAATTCTCCAATTTGTGCTGTACTCGTTATAGTTGAAATACGATAATCGGAAACCAATAAATTATCTAATTCTTTTTGAGGTTCTTCTTCTATATTTTTATCATCTGTTTTCATATTATCATGTTTATCTATATTATCTTGAGATATATTAATTGGTTCATAAGGTTGTATCATAGATATATCATTCACATGGGATAATGTTGAAATTGACATTTAAAGAAAAGGGACTTAAATAAATTCTAATCTATATATGTATATAAAAATATATTCTTATATAAAGAAAAAATTCATTTTTTTTATATATACCAAAAATTGGATTTTCTGAATTTCTGAAAATCCAAATTTAGTTATAAAAATAATATATAATCTATAACTAAACTAATCTATAACGAATCTATAACTAACTTATGCTTTTTCACGCTTTTCACGCTTTTCCTTCTTTTCTTTACGATGTTCTTTATTCTCTTTTACTTCTTCAACTAATGGATTAGTTAATACTGACGATTGTGTAGAAGCGGATACGGATGATGAAGAATGATTTGTCTTAAGAACTTTTGTTAAATCCTTAATTGACTTTGATAATTCACGCATTTCACTTCGAATATCACTTACAACATCTATTACAGTTTCTTCGGTCTTATCATTATATAGAAATTGAACTAATGCAGATATCATCTTATTTACGGATTCATCACTGCCGTCGCTATCATCATCGCTATCATCATCGTTGTCATCATCATTATCGTCATCGTACTCACCATTATATTGTCCCCCATATTGTTCCATAAGTTGCTCACGCATTTCATCAGTTAATTCTTCATCTCCAACCATTGGCATTTCCCTATCATAATATTCTTTATCGTGCTCTAAATGACTCATTATATTGATTATATATATTTTATTATATTTAATAATATTTATTTTTAATATTAATATTATAATTTGTCTTTAAATCTTTTTATATTTTTATTTACCAATAAATATAATATTTTAATTAAATAATAAATATATATATAATAATATAATAAACTAAATTCAATTATAAGTTATAATATGCATAATAAAAAAAATAATACCGAAAAAATATCTGAAAATGAAAAACACATACAAGATACTATAAAATCTAATTATAACCAATACTATATCATTGTTGGAGTTATTATTTTATTATCACTTTTCTTTTTAACACAAATGAAACATATGAATATACTTATACTTATCGTTATGCTAATTATTTTAGTATATATTATTATTAATTATAATATACATACTATGAATATAACTGAAGGATTTGATAATGATGAAAAACTATATGACTCTCAATCAGCGCATTCATATTATACTAAATACTTCAATAATTCAAAAAATATTATGTGTGCTATGACATATACACATTCTCATACACCAACTTCCATATTTACTAAACTTGCAGATTTATCCAATAATAATAACTTAATATCTATTTTACTTAACACAGATAAAAAAACTGCTATGCAACAAAATTCACAATTAGAATCATTTTACTCTATTAATTTAGGCAATTCATCTGTTTTTATTGAACCATCAACCGTTCAACCAAATGTTATGACTAATTTTAACCAAAATAACTTCACTATTTCATGGAATATGCTATTTGATAATAAATTGTTTAATCTTGAAGAAATGAAAGATAAATTACCAAATGAATATAATAAATATAAAAATAATGGTATTTTTAAATATGAGATTTTCTCGATTAGAAATTATTATTCTCCGTCTGATTCAATTCATATACCATATTATCTTAAATGTAATTATTGTATCAGAAAATTACAAGATAATGCTATTCTTAAATATATGGAAATACAACTTGATGATGATAGTATTTTAAATGAAAATGATGACGCAGCATTATATAAAATTCTATATGATACATGGTCCCGGCGTTATTCTAAATTCAATATGATTATTTATGATACTCTTAATGATGTATTTGATAATGTTGATAATTCATATTATGGATTTATGTCCGATAATAAAGAACATATTTTCTCTTTAGTTCGCAATAATAATAAACTATCATTATATATTAATAATACCGAAATTAAAGATTCAGTTATTAATGATTTACATTTAATAAATAGTGAATTCACAATCAATTCCAATGGTAAAATTGAAGAAATGTCTGATGATAAAGATTCTATTTCATTTTTTAATAATATGACTACATTTAATACTAAAAATAAAAATCCTGGTATGTTTATTAATGAAAAACAAATGTTGGCAAATTCATCATCATATTTAACTTATATATGTATATCATCTACTAATTTATCTACATCTGAAATTATGAATATTAATTCTGGAATTCAAACATTATCTCAAAAATATACTTTATTATCTAAATCTCTTATACAAAATCATCTCCAATATTTTAAAAATATTCAAAATAAAAATCACAAATTGGAATCGCAATTACAAGAAATTAATTTAAAAAAAACTGTTTGCTCTCTTAATAATCCAGAATTATGTAATATATGTTCCAATAATACTATTACAGATTGGACTAATATGACTAATATTATTGAAAATGCTGGGTCAAAAGCTTGTTTGACTGGAATTATAGAGCATTGTTATAATAATAGTTATGATGAAGCTTGTCCTTTTGATAAAAAAATATTAGATACATTAAATTCAACTATTCATAAAGAACAAATTAATATATCAACTGCAGAAGTAAATAATGACGAAAAATCTACTGTTGCGCCTGATTCAAATGATGATGCGTCTATTTCTGGAAATAATGATTCTTCAAATGATGATAAAACTAATGATACAACAGAAGCATTTGTTAAATCAAATAATAAAAAAAAAAGTTCTAATAAAGTAAAAAAACCCAATAAAATGGATATGGACCTATATAATGATATGATAAATGAAAATCTAATTAAACGATTAGCTAATAGTGTATAAATTTATAGAGTACGCTGACTTACAGTAAATAACACCTAAAAGTAATTTTATATTTCTTCATAACATAAATATATACAAATTAGCTTTATATTGAAACACATATTATATATCTTGCAATTGATATACTTTATATTGACGTAAATAATCATATAACTTATATTTCAAATTCATCTTATATAAACTCAATAATAATGTTTCATATACTATAAAATCATGTGTAAATTTACTATCATATTGTTTATCACTATAATTATTGCACATTTTATATATACCAGTATAAAATTTATTAAATATTGTACTAGATATATCTTTCCGTATCAAACTTTTTCTAATATTACACATATAATTCTTAATTAATTTCACAAATAAAGAATAATTAACATCATAATTTATTATATTCTGAACATAACTCTTTATATATTCTATTATATGCAATAAATCACAACTATTATACATTATTCTATCCAATAATATATATAAATCTTCCTCAAATATTATAGTTATCGGTTTATCTATCTTTATTCTATGTTTTCTAATATAATTTATATAATCTATATTCAATAAAAATTGTAAAATATTATGATTATCTATATTCCGACTATAACTATTATATATTTGCTCATCTATCTTTTCAAATTCTTTAACTTCTTCTATATTATTATTAATTATATTATATACTCTAAACAAAAAATTATTATTAAATTTAATACATCTAATGGGAAAAAAATTTAAATTTATCAAATTATTTTGATTTGATGTTATAATAAATCTAATTAAAGAACTATCATAACATCTTTTTATTAATGATTGCAATATTATTCGTGTATTTGTTGCTAAACAATGAGTATTATGCAAAATTATAATATTCATATCTTTCAATAAATTTAATTGATTATCTAAGTTATTATTTAATATATTAACAACTTTTAATTTATATTCTAAAATTCCAAGAATTTTAGACTTTAAAAATCCATGAATAATATCATATGATTGATTTTCATATTTCTCCAAATCTATTTCTATTATATTTTGATAACTATTATATATGAAATTATTTTGAGATACTGGTTGTAAATTAATTGGCATTTTAAATAATTTATATAATATATAATTTGTTATATGATTAAATGGCAAATTACTTATTGGATATATATGCAAATTAAATAATAAAAATATTTCTACCATTTTTATATTATTTATATTAGTTAATGTATCATTATAATTACTTAATATATCAAAGATTTGTAAATAATTATCATTATAACAGTTAATATAATATTCATTACTATATATCTTTTTCATATTATGCTGAATATTATCTTTTAATTGAATTGTCTTTATCCTATTTTTTATTTTACTATTTGTTTCTTTCCTATTTTTAACTATCGGCATTATTCTTATTTTTTCAATTAAATAAAACTATATAAAAGAATATTATATATATATATTATATAATATAACATAATTTCATTTTTATATTCATATTTAAAATATGTCTATTCTACCTCCATCTAAATTAGATATTGATAAAATATCTTTCGCTTCACCTAAAACAAATAATTCTAAATCTGCAAAATTTTATATTAATTATGATAATAAAAAATGTTTAATTCAATCATATCCTATGTATTGTATTTTTGATGTTAGTCCTGTTAAAACTAAAGATGGACGCATTTTTAAATATAATTTAGCATTATCATTTGGAAAAGAAGAATTTTATAGTCAGAATAAAGAACTTAGTAGTTTATTAAATTTTTGTCTTGAATTAGATAAATTAATTATTAAGTTAGCTGAAAATAATAGTGTTGAATTATTTGGTAAAAAATTATCATATGATGAACTTGAAAAAATGTATTATCCATTAGTTCGCGAAAATAAAGATTCTGACTATCCTCCTCGTATGTCATTAGAAATACCAATTTTTAACAATATTATATCAACAAAATTATTTAATCAAACTAATAAAAGTGCATTAGACTTTAAAACATATATTCATCAATTAAAAGGTATGAAATTAACTTGTATTTTTCAAGTAGTCAATATATGGTTTTCTGATAGCAAATTTGGTATATCAACAAAAGTAGAAAATATTGGTATTGAGCTTAATATTCAAGATGCTACATCATTAAAGGCTAATACTAATAATGATGTATGTGATAGTGATAATGAAAGTGAGGCTGGTATGCTGCGGGAAGGCCGAGATGATATTACTAGAAAAATAAGTTTCTCAAGTGATAGTAATAGTTCGGAATTTAGTAAGAAAAGTTCTTCAACACATAATTCACAAGTTAATAAAATGTTGCAAGATTATAAAATGCCGGATTTAAATGATGACAGCGATTCTGATTAATAAATTTATTTAAGGTAAGTAATTATTTTTATTAGCCTCTATATATAAAAAATGTTGATATAAAAAAAAAATGCCATTTTTTATATAAAATAAAAATTACCGTTGATATCAAATTAAAAGTCAAATTTATTATATTACTATGTCTGACTCGAAGAAAGTTATTCTACCATTTGACATCGATTCATCAAAACTAACATTCCGCCTTCAACCTGATTCTAAAGATAAGAAGCAAGGTGGTAAAGTTGGAATTAAATATGGATATGCTTCATATGGAGGATCGCAACAATGTATGTTTCAAACTCCTCAAATGCAACTTCCATTCGGACTAACTTATAATAAAGATGAAGTAACTGACCAACTAACTAATATTAAGATTAATTTATCATTTGGTGGAAAGCCAAATAAGCATAAATTAATACTATTAGAAAAGATGAAAGAATTTGAAGATAAAGTATTCGAATTCGCTCAAGAAAACTCCAAAGAAATGTTTGGTCGTAAATTAAATGAAGCAGACCTTCGTGGAAAATTTAAAACAAATATTAAATATTCAGTTGATAAAGAGACTGGTGAAATTTCTGATAAGTATGACCCAACACTTCGTTGTAAGATTACTTATCTTAAAGATAAAAATATTGTTGATGCTGACATTAAGCAAATTAATGATAATGGAGAAATTGAAAATTTCAATGTTCTTGATGAAGACCTCGGAAAAACTACCGTTGGAGCCTCTGGTATGGCAGTAATTCACTTTGTTGGATTCTGGTATAGTACTGGAACCGGGTTTGGAACATCTCTTAAAATTAAGATGCTACAACTGAAGCCACGACAACAAAGTCTCACAGGATATAAAATGACACAACTAGAAGATTTAAATAATGATGACGACGATAATATGACTGTTAACAGACAGAAAAGCTTGATTGCTCCAGACAGTGATGAAGATGATTAAATTTATTCAAATAAATTATTACAAATAAATAATATCAAATTTAATTAATAATTTCTTTTTTTTAAGGTGTAATTTCTATAAATAATGTTGTCAAAAAAAAAATGCTTTTTTTTTATTATTATAATAATTACCATTATATATATTGTAAATCACAGTTTTCATACAATTATGGCCTTTGTAGTTCCTACTCAACACCCTATGACTATTGAAAATACAGATATGAAGAAAATTAACTTAGATGAAGACTTTAAAAAATTTGGCACAATGCTTATCTTTAATGTTAAATATGATATATGTAAACCACTTACATTCAAACTACCAACTATTGAAATTAACAATAAGCAATTTAACAGTTCCGTAGTTATGCCGAACTTTATTAATAAAAAGACAGGACAAACACAAGATAAATGTAAATTATCAGGATTTTTATCCTTAACTACAAAACCCACTAAAAATAAAGAATATTATCTTGATGAAGATTTAAAGAAGATTAATATATTTAACAATCATGTTAATAAATCATATTCATTTCTTAAACATATTGAAAAAACAATTATTACACTTACAGAACAAATGATTGATAATTTTAATGAAACTTGTGTTGATGAAAACGACCAAATTTTAGATTTCTATGATTATACTTTTAAGTCAATGATTATTGAAAAAGGTAAATATCTGAAATCACTTAAATTTAATACTCAGCATTTTGTTGATAAGACACCTACACAAACTGATAATGGAGAAAAGATGCTAGAAAAATTTACTACACGATTTTCATTTTTAAATAATCATGTTGCAAATGCTACATCAATAGCATTGTATACATTCAAGAAGATTGAAGAAGTTATTAAAACTAATAATCTATGCACTCCAGTTATGACTATTGAAAATATTTGGATTAATCCAGAAAAAAAGGAATATGGAATTAATGTTAAATTTGTTTCTATTACACTTTATCCAGCATTAATTATTACTGAAATGAAACCAGACGCTCTGGGACTATCTGGAGATGAAGATGATAAAGAAGAAGATGACCTTTTGGCAATGACTAGGCCTACATTCTAAGAAGAAGCAGAAAGAACATATATTGCATCTATATATGCTTAGTTATGTCAAGTTAAATTACAATATTAAATTATTAAAATTTTTTTTTATATAAAAAGAATCATATACTATCTCATATAAATAATATATATATATATATAATTAATTATTAATTATTAATAATTATTACTAAATATGACAGAATCATCTAATTTACAAGTTCTTGAAATTATCAAAAAACCTAAACTTAACTATTTACGTTTGACTCAAGCAAATTCTATACCAACAATTAATTTTAAAAATATTATTCTATTTAACAACCCATCTAAAGATAATCTTAATAAAACTATTTGTAAAGTAATATTTAATGAACATAATCAAGATTTAAATGATGATATTACGAAAATGTATAGTGAGTTAAGAACTATTATTTCTTCTTACTATAAAAATATATATAGTGTTGATTTTGATGAAGATGTGGTTCAACATGACTTAACTTGTTTTAAAACTAAGAAAGTTTCTGCAAGAAATAAAATAAATTACATTTTTATTCGTCTCCAAGAACCTTTTTTAGAAGATTATGATAGTCTTGATTTAAATTATACTTATAATATGAATCTTAAATTAAAAGGTATTTATATTAAACCTGATAAAATTTTACTTGACTGGAAGCTAAGCAATCCAATTAGCAAAGATTGTCTTATTAAAGATATGTATAATTATATTGAAGATGAAGATAATAATGAAGATGCATCATCTGTATCTTCTGCTACACAATCAGATAGTGAAGAACCTTCCAAAAATAAGAATGAAGACGATGAAAAAGATGATAGTGATAATGATGAAGATAAAGAAGATAAAGAAGATAAAGAAGATGTAATTGAAGAATCTAATGTTAATAAAGATGCTGCTTCAACTATAGAAGGTTTTGCTTCTGATAAAACGCAGCAGCATAGTGATAATGAAGATGAAGAAGAAGTATTAGCAGAAAAGAAAGTTAATGGTAAGAATAAAGAAGCTAATAGTGGAGAAATTAAAGATACTAATGCTAATGCTAATGCTAATGTTAATAAAAATGATATAAAAACAGTTATTGAAGATAATATGAATAATAAATCTGATAATGAATCAATTTCGTTGTCAGATTCAGAAGACGAAAATGATGTAATAATTATTGATAAACCTGCTAATAATAGTATTAATAAAATTCGTAAGCTAAAGGAAAAAGAAATTGCTTATTTAGAAGAGAAAATATTAATGGAGAAGTCTGAACTGGATATTAAAACACAAAAATTGATTAAATATCTTGCTAAATTGAAGGTATTAAATCGTAAGATTAAGACGACTAATAATGTGGATGAAATGAAGAAGATTACATCTGTCATTGAAAAAATCAGAAGTAAATAATAAAAATCGGATTTTCCGAAATTCCGAAAATCCAAATTTTATAATTTTTCATAGAAATTATAATAAGTTTTTTTATAATTAATATATAAAAAAAATATATAAAAAAATATATAAAAAAAATATATAAAAAAAATATATAAAAAAATATATATAATAATAATAAAATAAAACGAAAGAATTCTAAGGATATAACTATCCTTTTTTTATTATTTTAATAATAAAAAAATATATATATATATAATTAAAATAATAAATATATTATCATTAATTTAAAGTTATAATTTTAAAAATGTTTAACGCCGGTTACACTCTTTTGACTGTCGGTTTATTCATTGTCGCTCTAATTGTAGCAACTCAATACCTCACACACCTTTCCGCTTCCAATGTTAGCGGCAATGTTCCTGTCGCTTCTAATCAAGCTAATATAGAACATTTCGAAAATAATAACGGCGGAGGAGCCGTTGAAGGAGCTGAAGAAGATGTTGAAGATAATGCTAATTATGACAAAGTCGCACCAGTGGCTCAAAACTCATCCGGTGAAGGCTGTTTCCCAAGAGACAGTTTAACCTCGGCTGATTTACTACCATCCGGGGCAAATACAAAATGGTCTATGAATGTTCCTAGCGGACAAGGAGCACTTGGTGATGGAAACTTCCTCAGTTCAGCCAGTTTATTTGGCGATGATACCATAGGCAGTTCTTTGAGGAATCCAAGTTACGACCTCAGGTCTTCAATTCCTAACCCACAACAAGAGGTTGGACCTTGGTCTCAGACAACTATAAGCCCTGATTTGAATCGTCGCCCTCTTGAATAGATTATTTTTATAATTAAACAATTATTATGGTCTGAAAAAATAAATATTTATTTTTACAAATTATAAAAAAATGCTTTTTATATTTAAAATATTTTTACCAGATATAATATATTAAGTTAAAGTTTTAGTTATTATTACTATGGCTTGTTCTATTAAAAGTATTAAATTATGTGATAATGAAGATTGTAAAAATTGTTTTAATAAATCATTTGCATCAAGTGAATATATTAATAAAAAGATAATTTTTGATATTAATAATAATAATAAACAACCAAGACAAATATTTAAAAGTAGTGGTATTAAATATTATTTTAATTGTAATAATTGTAATCATACTTTTCAGAAAAGAATAGCAGATGTCAATAAAGGAGAAGGATGTGGATTTTGTAATAAAAATATATTATGTGAAAATAGTAATTGTAATATATGTTATAGTAAAACATTCGCAATTCATGAAAAAGCACAATATTGGAATTACGAATTAAATAATAATATATTTGATATAGAATTATTATATCCGTCTAATATTACTATTAAATCTAAAAAATCTGCTTGGTTTAAATGTAATAAATGTTATCATAATTTTTATAGTATAATTAGTAATGTTTCCACACATAATAGATGGTGTAAATATTGCACTAATCAAGCTGTATGTGATAATAAAAATTGCAATGAATGTAATAGTAGCACATTTGCGAATCATGAAAAAGCTAAATATTGGAATAAAGAATTAAATATATATCAACCACATCAAGTATATTTAGGAAGTGAAAAATTTATATATTTTGATTGTGATAAATGTAATCATACTTTTAAGATACAAGCTAAAGTAGTTTCAAAAATGAATTGTTGGTGTAATTATTGTGGAGATAAAGTATTATGTGATGATGAAAATTGTGAAATATGCTTTAATAAATCATTTGCAAGTCATAATAAAGCACAATATTGGAATACTCAAAAAAATAAATTAACTCCAAGAGAACTTTTTAAATTTACAGCACAAAAAGGAAATTTTATTTGTGAAAGTGGACATGAATTTGAAATGACATTAAATCATGTTAGTCAAGGATGTTGGTGTACTTATTGTATAAATAAAACAGAAACTAAATTAAAAAACTTTTTAATTAATAATAATTATAATATTATAGAGCAATATAAAGCAAATTGGTGTAAAAATAAAACATATTTTAAATTTGACTTTTATTTACCTGATTATAATCTGATTATTGAATGTGATGGATTACAACATTTTCAAAATATAAAAGCCTGGAAATCAGATGTTAAACGCCAACAAATCAGAGATGCTTATAAAATAAAATGTGCAAATGCTAATAATATTATAATTATTCGAATATATCAAAATGACATATGGAACGATGAAAATAATTGGCAAAATATGCTCATAAATTCAATCAAAATATACGAAAATACAAATACTATTTATTTATCAAATAAATATAAAAAATATCAACAAAATATTAATAAATTATTAGAATATAGAGAAAATGAATTATTAGATATGATTAAATCATATTACAAGTAAATAATTTACTTATTCTTAATCAAATATATCTATTCATCTATATATTCACAATTCAATCATAACACCTAATTTACATAGAAAACTACTTCAGTAGCTTTACATGAATAAGAAAATAAGAAGGAGTCAAACAACTCATTAAATTTTGTTATATTTTAAAGTTTTAAAGGGGCTTAATATATAAAAATTTTTTTTTAAAGATGTTTATCAGCATAATTTAACAAATACTTAGAATTTTTAACATTTATTCCTGCTTTTGTAGATGATGGCATTGTAACTATACCAAATATACCAATAGTCTGCTTTTTCATAACTTGCGCTTGTCCTAATCCACGAATAATAGAACCATCTGGCTGATTCCAATTATTTTCATTCGCACCCCATACATGAATATATTTATTAGATGGTATTTTTTTACTATTAACCGGAAATGCCTCACTTCCATAACCTACATTACCCAATACCACTTGTTTAGGATATTTATTCATTAATTGACTAATTAATTTATTTAAATTTTGAATCATTAAATTATATAAATTTCCTGTTGAATCAATAGAATTCCAAGTATGTTGAGCTATATTTGCACCTAAAAAATGTTGATTAGTCTTACTATTTCCTGGAATTATTATATGCAATTTATTTGGTTTTTTTTCAGATTGCAATAATAAAAAATCAAGCTCTTTAAAACGGTCTTCTTGATGTTTTATTATATCATTTATTAAACCTATGTTTTTACTATTAGTCATTTTAATTATACAAAAAAAATATTTTATTAATTTATTGCTGTTTTTTATATTTTGGAACAATTTTATTTTTTTTATTATTTTTTTATTAAATATATTTTTATATAATGCAATATTAAGTAAATATAATAAGTTATTATTACACTTTTTCCATTCTTAAAATAAAATATAATGACTGGCCTTAAAAAAAATTTCCAATAATAAATTATACAAACTTTATATAAATAATATAAATACAAAAAAAATGCTTATATCTGTGTATATTATATATACCGTTGCTATTCTATATACAAATACTATCTTTAAATAATAATATGACTACTATTTATTGTCTTCAACTTGAACAAAATAAATACTATATTGGTAAAACTACTAATCCAAATTTTAGATTAAAACAACATTTTAATGCATCTGGAAGTGTTTGGACAAAAAAATATAAACCAATCTCTTTACTATATATAAAACAGAATTGTGATAATTTTGATGAAGATAAATATACATTAATGGCTATGAATAAATACGGCATTAATAATGTAAGAGGCGGTTCTTACACATCTATCACACTGTCAGATATAGACTTATGTAATATTGAAAAACAATTAAATAGTGCAAATGATAAATGTTTCAAATGCGGACAAACAAGTCATTTAGCAAAATATTGTAAAGTGCAATTAGAAAGTGAAAATGATAGCGATAGTGATAGTGAATATGATTGTTGGATATGTAAATATTGTAATAAAGAATTTGAAACAGAGAAAGATGCTATTATACATGAAAACAGATATTGTAAAATGAAAAATAAAAAAAAGAATCTTTCAGATGTTAGCGGCTGTTATAGATGTGGTAGAGACGGACATTATTCAACTAATTGTTATGCTAAAACTAATATATTCTCCGAATATATAGATTAATTTATTCACAGAAAAAAATAATAATTAATTTATTTTTTTTTACTAAAATATAATGACTGGCCTTAACAGAATTATATAAAAAAAAAATTTTTCTAATAATAAATTATACAAACATTTATATAAACATTAAATCGTATAATACATATAATTATTTTTATTATTTATCTTATCAATTTTACTGGAATGAAGCAGAAGAAAACTATTAATACAGATTTCAATACAGCATTATTGAATGATTTAGTTGATTTTTACAAGCAAGAGCAAAATATCAAGCTTCTTTTGCAATATATTAATGGTTATAAAGACAAAAAAAACAAAATTAATATATCACTCCGTTTAATTGATTGGTTTATTATTTATTATAGTAATAAGAACACTATTACTATTAAATTAAATAAAGACAAAAAAATACAATTATTCAACATTTACACCAGCTATAAACAACAACTTAAATCATATAGCAAAGAACTTTTTGACCCATTCCGCAGAAATAACAAAATATTTTTTACTGCAACTATTGATGACAACGCTCACAATATATCAACAACTTTAGGACAATTGAATTTTTTTAGATGGTTAATTGAACATCAAATATTTGATTATATTGTCAATAATTTCCAAATAATTAATAAAGCATTTGAAAAGTTTAAAAAAGATAAAGCAGAACAAACAATAAAAGAAGAAAAGAAGACTATTGTTGCTGCTACACAAGATTTGAAACCTAAGAAACTATCAAATCAATTGGTTGTTATAAAGAAGAAACATAATATTAACTTTTAATTAATGCTTGTTGCGAATTCTTCAGTAAAGTTTAGTTCCATTATTTAAATTTAATTTTATGATTGATATTAGTTGTGCGGAATTATTTTTATATCAAATTCGGATTTTCAGAAATTCAGAAAATCTAAAAATTTGTTAATTGAATATTTAACTTAAATAATAAATAATATTTTAATCATAATTTTTATAAAATATATAGCAAGAATTTTCGCAAATTATCCAGTGGCGATAAAATATATTTTATAATAACATATATATATCATTCTTAGCTTTATATAGTTTTACTTCTTAGTAATAAATTGTAAATTATCAATATGTCGCTTAACTTGTTCTATATTTTCATCATTTAATATACTATCACTTTCTGTTATATTATTAAATATTCTTAACCAATTTATTCTATAATCTTGATAATTATATATAATATTACTTGAATTACTATATCCAAATCTACCAATATCATCAATAATTGAAGTAAAAATAGACCAAAATTCACCAATATTCTTTATAAATAATGCCGATTTTTTTTGATAAAAAGTATTAGATATACCATCACCATATAATTTATGTTCTATTAAATCTATAATTAATGCATTAAAATTATCATCAATTACTATATTTCCTAAATGTAAATCAATATGTAAAAATCCATACAATTTATAAGCATGATAACAACTATGTAATATTTGTTTTAATAATTTTTTTAATAATTCTATATTTGATAAAGTCCATTTATAATTCGCTATTGAACCATTTTTATAATACGGCATTGCTAATATACCACGCAAATTATTATCTGATGATGATGCTTCACATATAGATAATGGTTGAGTTATCATAGTATTAGTTATTAATCTACTATTTTTAAATTCTATTATTGTATTCGTATCATCATAGCAAGTATAATATGCAATATAATCAATAAAATTTCCAATTTTAGATAATAATTTTGATAAAATATATTCTTTCTCCAACTTATCAATATGTCTATCTATTTTAATTACTACATGAGATTGTGATAAATTATTATTTTCTATAAATGCCAATATTAATAATGTATTATCAGATGAAGTTATACGCTCATTATTAAGTAAATATTTATGTAATGTATATGTTTTATTTTTCTTATCATTATTTGATTTTTCTTGTAATACTTTGTTAGCAATTACAAATTTTATATCATCATTTTGACTTTGTCGTCGTTTTTCTAATTGTTGAATATAAAATTTCGGCATCAATTTATTCAAATAATTAAGCAATATGATTTTTTTATTATAATTATATTATAATTGTAATATAATTATTTAAATTAAAAACTATTTAACACAATTTTATTACTATTACATAGTTAGCAATTGCTAAAATTCTTGCTATATATATAAAAAAATAATAAATTTTTAATTTTATAACTAATTGAATATTTAACTTAAATAATAAATAATATTTTAATCATAATTTTTATAAAATATATAGCAAGAATTTTCGCAAATTATCCAGTGGCGCTAAAATATATTTTATAATAACATATATATATCATTCTTAGCTTTATATACTTTTACCAATATTATAATAGCATTAAACTTAAAGCTATAAGTTATCATATATCAATTTCATATCATCATCATCCAATATATGACTATAATCACATTTATTATATTTTATAGCCACCATATAATTCGATAAATTCTCAATATAACTATACAATCGCCTTATATATGATAAACCATTATTATATATAAAATTTGTAATAGCTTTTAATGTAAAATAATTTTTATCAGTATTCATAGTCGTAGATTGATTATAATTAACAGGAGTAATAAGGATGTAATCCTTATAATGTAATATATTATGCGTCATAAAATAAAATAGATTTAAATGTTTGTTATATATAATAAATATAATAAATATTTTTATATATGAATAATTCATTTTTTTTACACCTCAAAAGGGGAGAAGATGCTCTTTATGACTTCAAACTCTCAAATTTAGTATCCCCTGATTATGTTCCATTTGGTAATGACGCCATCAAATTAATAACTATACAAGTTATTATACAATTTATGCTTTTACTTAAAGAACAAAATATATGGATTCTTCTTAATTTCGATTTCTTGGAATTACTTATATATGTCGTTTTAGGACTGGCATTTTATTGGTTTGTTATGCGCAAATTTATTGTAATAACATAATAATTATATATATTAGTGCATAAATATAATAGAATTATATAAATTATTTTTTCTTTAATTATTATAATAATTAACTATAATTCTTTACTAAGCTATTATAAATAATATGTATATCAATATATTCTGGTTTTTAATCGCTTTAACTATCGGATTCGCTTATGTATATATTACAAGCCCTCCAAAAAATATTGTCTATAAATTCCCTTCACCCGTAAATGCAACAAACACTATATATCAAAATAAAGATAATAAATGTTATAAATTTGAAAGTAAGGTAACTGAATGTCCTGCCAATACTTCATTAATTAAAGAACAACCGCTATTTGAAGAAGCATTTACAAATTAAAGAACATATTATAATAATTTTTTTATAAATATTATATAATCATATAATAATTAGTAATTATAAAATAATAAAAATTAAATAATAAGTAATAATGAACAAGGGTAAGACAGTAAGTTTTAAAAAAAACATAAAAGAACAATTAACTAATTTAAATAATGAAAACCACAAAACAATTATCGCAATGAATAGGACAAGAATAAAGGGCGAACCTAACTTGAACAATGCTAATTTAAAAAATAGTAATACTATACGTGCATCTGTTATAACTACTATAAAAAAACACAACCCAAATATTAATATTAATAACCCTAAAATAAAAAAATTTATTCAAAATCATATTAGATATCAAAAAGAAAGATCTATATATGCAAAATCGCTATATACTGCTTATAATAAGATGGACAAAATTAAGAAAAGCTGGAATGATATTAAAAATGGGGATATTATAGTGACAAAAAATTATAATAATAATAATAATGATAACCCTGAACAATTCTATACTTTTAAGGTGAAGGGGAAGGATAAAAATTATACATTAGAAGAAATATTATCAAAATATCCTGAGAAAAATATAATACCTGTATATAGACCAACAAAAAATGGAAAATATATAGAAAGTCATCACTCGCTTGCATATACACATTTATATAAATCGAAGGGAAAAACTTATGAGCCAGATAGTAATGAATTAAAAAGTATATTACAAGAAAAAAGTAAGAAGGCAAGAGTTATAGATTATCCTCCGGAAATAGTATTAATAAATACGAAAAATTCTAATGCAAAATATGATGATAATCCTAATTTAGAATTGCAAATAATTTTAAAATTTACAAATAAAAACCAAGTTAATTTATTAACTGAACGAAAGTATATTTTGTTTGGTTATGATAATGGTGACATATACAAATTTTATGTAGATACACCTGCAGTTGGAAAGCATTATTTAATGTCTATTCATGAACCGAAACATAGTCCATTACAAGCAATACTTGAAGAAATCGATATGAACCCAAATAATGATGACTATACTAATGTATATGAAATTGATGTTGAAGAATCTACAACTAAAAATAATTTAACTATTAAGAAAATATCAACTATAAATGCTAATATTGGTAAATTTGCTTATAATTTGAAACAAAAAGGAAATGCACATATTGAACAAAGAAGAATAGAGAATAAGCACCTCCGTTCTTCTATTAAAAGTGAAAAGCTTATGCCGACAAATGTATGGCAGACAAGCCCACCTAACGCTATAATATCTGGGCAACTTGCATCACAACAACAAGCACAATACCTTCCTAACAAAAATAATAAAGATAAAAATTCAATGTTTTCTCAAGAATCTATTAAAATGATGGGTATGGCCGCTATACCTATTGTTGGAGTTTTTGCAATATTGATGATATAAGTAAACTTTTTTTGTAAAAAAAGTTTTATCAAAAAAAAATGAAGTTTAGTATATACTTTATTTTGAAGAATAAAGTTTTATCATACGCTTTAACATATAATAATAAATATGCTTATCGCATTATTTAGTATAGTAATTTTATTTTTTTTTAATTTTTAACACTTTGTGAAAATAATATTCTATAAAATTTAGATAGAATTATTTAAGTAAAATAATATAATTATTTTACTTAATGATATTTAAATATAATAATAATATAATAATAATAATATAATAATATAATAATATAATAATAATAATAATATAATAAATAATTTTAATTATGAATAATCTTAAACAAATTATTATTGATAATTTCTCAACTAAATTATCAATATCTAAACAGCAACTCACTACCAAATCTATTCATAATATCCTTTCTAAGCTTGTTAAAGAATATAATAAAGATGATTTAGTTATTCGTTCTAATTGCAGTTGTCAAAAATTAGTTGAAATCTTTTCAAATTGTTTAAAGAAGTCCGGCAAATTTGCTATTACTATTAAAGAAAAATATAATAAACTTCAATTAATTACTAATAAGAAACTTAATAATGCTAATGATTATGTTCTTGTCTATATTAATGATAATAAAGCATATGTTTTGAAAAATGGTGGAACATTCATCTTTAAATATGGAAAACGTATTATTGAAAATAATAAACAAATAGCACAGAAAATAATTGGAAATAAGAAAATGGGGTATAAGAAAACTAAGAAGAATTATAGGAAAAGTAGGGTAATGCATGGTGGAGGTGGGAACAATACCACCTCCGGTTCCGCCGGCCCCGCCCAGCCCTCCCCCCCGCCCCCCCCCCCCCCCCCCCCCCGCCCCCCCCCCCCCCCCCCCCCCCCCCCCCCCCCACCCCCGCGCCACCACCCCCGGCCCCCCCGCCCCCCCCCCCCACCAC